TCCTGGTGGTATTCTGCGCCGCCTGGAGCCACTATGACCGGCTGGGGTGGGTACGCTTCGTAAGCGCCCTACCCTTCCCGGGCTGGGTAAAATCAATCCTATGGGGGTGGGCATAGTGTACGACTACAGGCTGCAATATTTCAAGTGCTGTGAGAACTGCAAAAACCGCCACCCTTGTTGCTCAGACAAGTGCCTGGATTATTTTATGGCAAAATCCATAAAGGGAGCAGCTGAGCAACTGGAACGGGAACGGTTCATAGAACACAGAAGATGGGTAAACGGAAGAATACAGAGGTGACAACAAGTGAGTATAAAGCAAATTGAAGAAATCGTTGATAAATTCGATGGGAAGCTGACGGACGAGGACGCGTTCTATCTATGGGAGCGGTGGAGAAGGTTTGTTAGATACAAAGCTATCCCAGAGTGGCAGGAATCTGTTTGGCCGTTCCTGGAGCACGCCGTAGAAAGCGGATTCCATTTCGGGGAATCTGTCATGAGGCATGATTGCAGGTTGCCATACTCTCCGAGCAACTGCTATTTTGGCAGAGGAAGACCGGACAACAAAGCCAGAATATACGCCGGAAAGGACAGCAAGACCGAATACCAGCGTATGGCCGAATGGTGGGACAAGACGGTCTACGAGCCGAACCGGGAACTTGTGAAGAGTTACAAGCGCAAGCACGGAATCCAGGATACGCCAAAGCCGATTGTGGGAAACCATAGCACTGATAGCACTGGCTGCAAGTGGTGCTACGATGAGGTATGCACAAACGCATCGTGCCCCGTATGCGCCGACTTCTGCCCAGTAGTGGATTACCCCGGCGTGTGCAGATTTGAGGAAAGTGAAGATGCCCAGGAGCCAACATAGACGATTTCGTGGCGGCTATCTATTACCAAGTACAATCCCTGTATAGAGTATATATAATATTTGTATTTTATTCCTGTGTGTATGTATTATATTCCTACATGGATTTATCTAAGAAAGTAAAAGGAGGAACAAATGAACTGCCCAAATTGCGGTGCCCCCATAGAGGGAGACAAATGCGGATACTGCGGCTATACGCTGCTGAACATCATCGACTTTGAGCCTGGGAAGGTTTGCTACGTGAAAATGAGATACCGCGGCAAGGAACTCACGGCCAAGATGTGCGTGGAAAACATCAACGTTGGCGCATCATGTGAGACAATCGAAGTAACGACCTTGGGAGACAGAAGCACTCGCTTCCTTCCATTGGAGCCGACGCTGCGGGTGAATCTGGAATTGGTGTCAGTGTGAGGACAGAACGATGGAATATGTAGACGGGAAGCAAGCCTCAGAAATCTATAGCTTTGTTTGCCCTCGTTGCGGACTGGTATCAGGAGCAGCTGGACAAGGCCCTGCGGGAAGCGTACAGAGGAAACGGAGAGAAGTTCTACCCGTTCCGGGAGCGGTACGATTGCTTGAAAGAGTACGACTATAAGGTCGGGAAATGGAGGAGATAGTATGAATCTTTTGAATGAAACCCTCGATGGCAGAGGAGGGCCTAGGGTATGTTCCTTTGATATAAAGCTCAGACAGCGGGGTTGTATAAACGCTCAGCATTTTGTTGATTTAATCGGGGAAAAGTGCCAATTTGCGTTTACTGTAAATGGTGATGATGGAGCAGTGGCAAAAGAACTCGTAGGAACGACCAAATCAGTCTCGTTCTACGGTGGGAATGTGGTTAAAATCACAGTCGAGCTTCCGGCGGAAGTCAAAGAATGAGCTGCTACTTGTTTATATAAGATATATATTTATATATAATACAATAGAAACTTACCACGGTCTAACCACTTCTAAAACCCTGCAATTACGCTGTTTTCAGAGTAGTTAGAAGTGGATAAATACCGAGAAATGTAGGTAACTCGTGCATTATTTCTATACTACTCATACATCTATATTCCTATACAAAGTCAGCCTCCTCGTTGTGCTGAGTGCCTTTGTTGGTGCTACCACTTCGGGGAGGCTTTTCTTTGTTTTTACAAGCTATTTTATTTTTTCAATTTCGTCTTTCAACCACTCAAATTCTCTCTGGGTATAAACCTTTTCAGTGATGTCAGAGATCTTGTGACCGACCATATATTTGATTGCGTACTCGTCAACGCCGTACTTCTTAGCCATCGTCACAAAATGTTTACGACCATCATGCGGTCTATGCTCAGGGTTCAAATTCAATTCGTCTCGAATCATACCAAAGCCTTTTTGGTATCGAGCATAAGTAAGTGCAGTGTTTTTGCTACGAGCATTCGGATTAACATAGTTGAGCAGATACAGACTTCCAAGTTCCTGAGCCTCTTTATATTTTCGCTCAACCAAATGACGAATCTTCGAGTGAATTGGAACGACACGATCGGTACCAGCATCAGTTTTGATACCGCCTCGAAAAGTCCAGTTTTCCAAATCTACATTTTTTAGTTCAAGCAAACCAAGTTCTTGGGGTCGCCAACCAGAATAGCACTGAATGAGCAGGACATCTACAAGCATTTTATCATCAGCGTGTTTCCAAAGCAAGTCCATCTCTTCGTCCGTAAAAGAAATATGCTCGTTCTTAACTGTGACGATTTCTTTGATTGTTTCCTCACTGAGGTTAAAAGTTCGCGAATAGTTCCGGTCAACAAGCTCATACTCCAAGGCATAATCCAACATCAAGTTAAACAAAGACTTAATCTGGTTCTTCATGGATGCACTTGGTGTCTTCTCTTCGCCTCGAACCTTCGATATGCCTTCATCCATACAACCTTTTACATGACGAGCGCGGACATCTTTGACTCGCATATCATATACGGCCGAGCAATACCCCCATGCTGAAGCTACCGAACGAGTGCTTTTAACTGTCTTCTCGTATTCGGCAACCCATTTCTCGTAAAGCTCTTTCATAGTAATAGACGGTTCAAGGTCGTAAGGGTTCTTATTGTACTCGACGAGAGCAGCGTATGCATCGTTGTATGTTGGAAAATAGGACTCTGGTTTAAGAGGCTTGCAGATAGGTCGTCCGTTCGAATCCTTTCCAACACTTATCATAGCTCGAAATGGATTGCGGAGATTCCGATTTTTGATCTCACTAATCTGCCCGAAACCGTTTGGCAGTCTACGACGTTTGTTGTTCTTATTTCGAGGTTTTCTTGGCTTTATATTTGGCTGCAATGGAAACCCACAGTGAGGACAAGAAACTGCTTTGTCGCTTACTTGTAATTCGCATTCAGGACATTTTATCAGCATTATTATCACCTTCCCCATTGATTTGCTATTAGTAATCATATATCATAAGTGTAGGAATGTCAACTCCTACATTCCAACTTTTCTTATTAGTTTAGGGAGAAATGAGATATGATTAGTGATAACCAATCAATTTGCCCCAAATGTGGAGGGCAGCTTAAATACTACGATCATGTTCAAAGATTGGTACGGACGAAATTCGGAAACAAAAAATGGGTAGCTATTAGAAGACTTCGGTGCTGTAAATGCCATGCAGTTCATCGAGAGCTTCCTGACTTTATATTTCCGTATAAACAGTATGAATCAGACATTATTATCGGCGTGCTCGAAGGTCTTATTACTTGTGAAACTTTGGGGTTTGAAGATTATCCTTGTGAAATGACTATGATTCGCTGGCGCTTGTTTCCACCGAGGTTGTTTTTACTAACAGCCGTTCCTAACCTAAAATAGCGATTGAAAGGAGGCAAACGCCAATGGAAGAAATTATATTTGCATCGGGGTCTGTCCCGGTGGCAGTTGCAGCACGAGTCTACGGGAAAGACGCATCCTGGATTCGAGCCGGCATCGTATCGGGGTGGCTACCGATCGGAAAAGCTACTCGGAGTGGGAAGCTCGTTACGAATTTAGAGGAAATGAACTCTAAGTACGGACGCATCAACTTTTATATTTCACCTAAGCTCCTCTGGCAGGAGACCGGCTATATATGGAGGGGTGAACGCGCATGAGTACATTGATACGTCCAGAACTTTCCGAGACTAATCGTTACTGGATTGAGAAACACCGCTATTACGAATTGAAGCATTTCTGCTTACAATACCCATTATGGCGTCATGCGTACAATTCGTTAATAGACTATCCGGGTTCATGGCCGCAATTAGTTCCGCCCTGTAAAACGAATGTTGTTAGTGATCCCGTTACCAAGCACATTGATGAGAGGCTGTACTATGCCGATCGCATGAAGATGGTGGAACAGGTTGCAAAAGAAACGGACGAAGAGCTTTCATGTTATATTTTGGAAGCTATAACGGAGGGTATTTCATACGACCATTTGAAAGCCAGAACCGGCATCCCATGTTGCAAGGATGTTTATTACGACTTGTACAGACGGTTTTTCTGGCTACTTAGTAAGGAGAGACAGTAATGAAGATTGTAGATATTGCAGTGAAAAAAGTCTATCGCTTCAACTGCCCGAATTGCCAGAGTAGGCTTGAAGCCGACAGCAGTGAGCTGACAGACATCGGAGGTAAAGTAAGCAAGTTCTATTGCCCCGTATGCCGTAAAGACCGATATATAACCTGGTCTGACTTACGGAAGAAGATCGTCTACGAGGGTTCGCAAGAATAACAGTGTCCTTTATGGAGAAGTGAGAGCTGATGCACTATAGCATTGGCTCTTTCTTTTTCTAACTTAGATTAAAACCGGACGGAGGTGACGGGTATCTGTGTTAAATTAGTATCTGGAAAAATCCCCGGGTTGAAATTTTTGAAAAACAATTTGAAAGGAGATCACCGTGGAAGTTGTCTATGTAGTTGTCGGAATTATGATTGGGTTTGTCGTCTCATCTATCATTCGCCGAAAACATCCAGTTGGTTTTCTGCGTATTGACAAGTCTGATCCGGACGGACCCTATCTTTTTCTTGAACTGAAAAAGAGCGTTAATGAAATTATAGCTCAAAGAACTATCCTATTGGAAGTGAAGCGTGAAGACTTTATTCCGCACAAATAACACTTCCTTTTATGGAACCCTATTAAAACGAAAGGAGAAACGAATATGGGTGAAGAAAACAGAAGTTTGTTGGAAGAGGAGATCAAAGCCGAAATTAAGCGCTTGGGATCTCTCGAATCTGGAAGCCAGGAGCATACCACGGCAGTGGATAGCTTGACGAAGCTGTACAAACTGAAGCTCGAAGAGGATAAGAATACCTATGAGCGTCTGGACAAGATCGAGAATCGTGAAATCGATCAGGAGTCCAAGACGGCTCAAATGGCAGAGTCTGTCAAAGATCGATACTTCAGATTTGGTATGGCTGCCGCTGAGCTGGTGCTGCCGTTGATGTTCTACGGCGTTTGGATGAGACGAGGTTTCAAGTTCGAACAGGACGGAACTTTCACCTCCCAGACATTCAGAGGTTTATTCAGTCGATTCAGACCGACTAAGAAATAAACCGGTTCCAAAAGCGGAGAGTTCGTGTATACAACACGTTCTCTTCGTTTTTCTCCTGCTCGAAATTTACAAGGGCTATTGTGAGAGATGTAAAAGTGCTTTTTATCTCTTGATAAAATACTGATGGCCACTATACTTAATAGTGCCACACAATATCAAGGAGGTAATTTGCAATGAGCTTTTTTAACGACGCGCAGAGAGACGGTTTACTTACTGGACGGTATATTTGCAGTGAATGCGGAGGACTTATGGAATTTGAAGACGAGTGGGAAGATACTTTAGTATGTCCTGCTTGCGGTCACTCCGTCGATTTAGAGCATTATGGTATGGAGAACGATGAAGAATATGATGCTCTATATCCGACCAGAGATCAAATCTGCGACGACTAATTAAGACTATTAGCAAAGGGGAAGGAGTCCTGACGAGGGCTCTTTCTCTTTTCTTTTTATAGGTGATGGATATGCGATACCACTTTGACAAACCGGAAATTTACTTGTCCTTGTATGGCGAGCGTTATATTTGCGAGCATCCGGTTTACAATAGCTGCACTCTCTACAGAATTGAGAAAAGAGGTTTAGCAGTAATTCAGCAACGATTTGACTCCGAGACGAAAAGTACATGGTGGAGCGAAGTTGACCCTTGGATTACTGACGCTTTATATTTGCACCCTGATTTTCGAGAATACTTTGAAATGAGGGCTGGGGTGTGTACGGACGGAATATACCCTACTGTAACGGTTCGCCAAATTATGTGGGCATTAAAAATGAAACCAATTCAGAAAGAACGATGGGAAACCGTATTCGATAGACGGGATATCTAAGCGCAAAAAACGCATCTCCCTTTATGAAAACCATTGAATTTTGAAGGGAGACATGGATTATGAAAACACTAAAGAACAAGCTATATGCTGTAGTATTACTTATTTGTGGGTACTTACCGGTACTTATTGACAAAGATGCAACAGCGTTAGTATTCTTTGCATTTATCGCAATACCGTTATTCTTTGCAAAAGAAAACTGGATTTATTGAGGATTGAGCCGCTAACAACGGCTCTTTTCTTTTCGCCAAAATTACAGCTCCTGTTATGGAAAACAATGCTATTTGAAAGGAGTAAAAGGAGCATGGACGAAATGAAAATTGGTTCTAAATTCACTACGAGCATTATCTCGAAATTGGCGAGTTTGGCAATCCGAAAGAAATTTGGTTATGATGTAAAACTGAATTTGAATGAGGTAAAAGCCACAGTCGTTGACGGAAAGACGCATGTTCATCTGGATATAGATGCTGAGCTTGAGAAAGATGAACTTACTAAAATCCTGAAAAGTATTGGTTTGTAAAATCTGAAAGGAGCTGCTAACAACGGCTCTTTTCTTTTGCCGCGCGAAATTTACAAGTCTTATTATGAGAGACGGGTTAGCTCAGTTGGTAGAGCGCCACACTTCCGTGGAGGTCGTCGGTTCGAATCCGATACAGTCTCTCTTGCTTTTTATTTTCGCATGAAAGGAGAAAAGACATGAGCATCGATCAGCTTGATTTAATCTTGTATGACATGTACCGCATGGACGCTTGGCTGCCGCCTTTGTTTGGTAAATGGACTGAAGATTATAAAAAAGCGAGTTACTCACAATGGGCTGTCGACGAGCTCAGAGATTTTATCGCCGAACGGATTTACCCTCGAAAAGAAGGGTCTATTGATGAATTCTGTAAGCTCACGCACGAATTCATGATGAAGACAGCTAAGTATGCGAGGGTGAATCCAAACACAAGTCTTATGTTCCGATCTGCCAGTGAAATGGCAGCTAACATTTTAGACCTTCTAAGGGCTATGGAATAACAAAAACATGAAAGGAGAAAAGACATGAGCAAAAACCAAGCAATTCAAAAGTTGCTGCATAAGTCAGGGCTTTGCATCAGGAAATACTCGCCTGTTGCTTTGTCTTTTGTAGCATCAGCCGGCGTTGTGGTTACTGCAATCGCCGCAGCCAAAGCGACCCCACGAGCAGTAGCGTTAGTTTATGCAGACAGTCGCAAAAAGCATGATGGCGATCCATATGCGTACACCAAGAAAGAGGCGTTCATCGCTGCATGGAAATGTTATATTCCGGCAGTAGCATTTGGAGCTTCTACTATCGCTTGCATTATGGGTGCCAATGCCCTAAACCGACGCCAACAGGCAGCACTAACAAGTGCGTATGCGCTCGTCCAAAGTTCTTATAAGGAGTATAAAGATAAGCTGAAAGAATTCTATGGCGAAGAAGCTCATAATGCCATCATAGATTCTATCGCCAAAGAAAAGTGCAAGGACATCAGTATATCTGCGAATGGAGGTTGGTACGATTCTTCCCTCGATTTTGGTGAAGGCACGGAACCAGAAGTCTCCCGCACTTTTTACGATAGCTTTTCGCAAAGATATTTTGAGTCAACCATCGAAAAGGTCATTCAGGCTGAGTACCATCTGAACTGCAATTTCATGTTCGCAGGGGTCATCTCACTTAATGACTTTTATGAGTTTCTTGGACTTGAAAAGACGGAACTCGGAGACGCTGTTGGATGGTCAAACTGTAATGGTGATATTTATTGGATCGACTTTAATCATCACCGACTCACTTTGGATGACGGCATGGAGATCTATGTCATTGACATGGTTTTTGAGCCGACAGCCGAGTGGATGGAAGATCTGTAAGTTCGCAAAAAATACATTTCACTTTATGAAAACGAAAAGGAGGTTTCGCTTTATGAATAATGCAAAATTAGTTAAAATCCTGGGTCTTGTCGCTACCGCAGTAGGTATGGGGGCTACGCTCCTCACTGACTGGGTGAACGAGAAGAAGATGGAAGAAAAAATTGATGAACGCATCAATGAGAAGCTTGCCGCACTTAGCGATGAAGAAGATGAGGAGTCCTAACAAGGGCTCTTCTTCTTTATTCGAACGATATGTGTGATACAAGCACGGCTGTTTCAATTATTCAACGATATGTTGATGAACATCTGTTCAGCCCATCCTTCACATGGCCAAAGTATGAATTCAGAAAAAGGTCATATCAGCAATGGGCTGCATATGAAATCTGTGATCGAATCATGGACAAGCCTTTCGACGATCCAATCACCATCATCGAAAACTTCATGTTCGAGATGGCTATGTATGCTTGTTACGGCGAGGATGAGCAGCGTAGCTTTATATTTCAGAATGCGGTCGAAACAGCTGAAGAATTAAGTCTACTATTTGTTTAACCGAAAGGAGAAAAGAAACATGAAAGTTTCATACCAAAACTACCGTCAACAGAAGCAGAGTTCTAAGGTTATGAGATCTTACATTGTACAGGCGGCAGCAAAAGGAGCAACAGAAGAGGAACTCGACATTCTATGCCAAGCGTATCTGCTCGAACAGAAATACGGACTGGCAGTTAATTCGACGACAGAGCGCAGACCACCTGTACGCCGTATCTATGATATTGCGGTTTTTGCCACTCGTGTTGATGCGGAGAAGGTCTATAGCCAAATGCTCGAACTTTCCACTCAATATGGGGCGGTCAGCGTAAATGACTATTATGAACTTTGCGGTTTAGAGGACAAAGACTCATACGAGTTAAGAAATTATGGATGGACTAAAGATGCAGTCTTGAACATGAGTGTAGTGCGAATTGGTCCTAATTATGTGATTGATGTGCCTCGCATTGTGCAATGTTTTCAGATGAAAGGAGAAAATCATGCCTAAACAAAGTTTAGCAAGCATTGCCAAGAGTGTACGGACGGCAATGAAAAAACATAGTCCTGAAATTCTCACCGGTATTGGAATTGCCGGCATGATTACCACCACTGTTATGGCGGTAAAAGCAACACCAAAAGCCCTGATTCTGCTTGAAGAGAAAAAAGATGAGCTGGATACGGATAGACTTGAGCCGAAAGACATCATCAAGACAGCTTGGCCTTGTTATATTCCGGCAGCTGTTGTAGGCTCCATCTCTGTCTTCTGCCTGATTGGAGCAAGCTCGACTAATCTTCGTCGGAATGCTGCTCTGGCAACGGCGTATACCCTTTCAGAGTCTACTTTGAAGGAGTATCAGGAAAAAGTCGTTGAGACAATTGGTGAGAAAAAGGAACAGTCCATTCGAGACTCTGTGTCGAAAGACAAGATGGTTAAGAACCCTGTTCGAGAAGTGATTCTCACTGAAAGCGGCGGCAACACGATCTGCTATGATGTCTTGTCCGGACGATATTTCAAGTCTGACAGAGACAAAATCACCCGGGTCATGAATGAACTGAATCGTCAGATGCGTGACGAAATGTATGTCACGCTGAACGATTTCTACTACGAACTCGGTTTGGATGGAACTAAGATGGGCGATATGCTCGGATGGAACATCGATAAGGGTTACATTGACCTTGCATTCTCATCGCAGCTGGATGCAAACGGCACCCCCTGCCTGGTGATTGATTATCAGGTTGCTCCGGTTTATGACTACCGGTAAGCTACCGCGCGAAATTTACAACTTATTTAATGGAAGAACATTCCACAATTTCACACATTTGAAAGGAGATTTCACAATGAACAACAATGAGATTATGAACAACGAGGTCGTTGAAGCTACCGAAGAGGTTATCGAGAACGCTGGCTTGAGCAAGGGCGTAAAGATTGCTGCGGGTATCGGCTTGAGCGTAGTTGTAGGCGTGGTCGTCTACAAGTATGTAGCAAAGCCGGTAATTGCAAACATCAAAGCCCAGATCGAGCAGAAGAAGATGGCTGCTGAGGAGAAGACGGTTATCTTGGAAGAATCCGATGTTGTCACTGAAGACAACTGAAAATGCGAATTTGAGAAGTTCGGATAAGGGAGAGTACCTGTAACAAGGTGCTTTCCCTTTTTCTTTATCTCTCGAAAGGAGGAAAAAATATGCAGCAGTATCAATATGACGGTCCTGTTATGCGATTCGATGATTGCGTTCAGCATCGTTGGAAGGCAACTACTGTTGCTCCGACGGAAGCGAAAGCGAAGAGCAATCTCGCCTATCGATATAAAAAAGAAAACGGCTTGATGCCGAACACAAAAATTACTCTGCCCGGTAAGCTGATTCCGGCATAAGAAAGGAGATCACCCAGTGGAAGATTACAAATCTAATTCTGATAAGGCTCGTCAGGAGCAACAGTCAGAAAAGAAAGTCGAGGCGGTTATTACCGGGGCTGCAAAAACTCGAAAAAAAGGCGAGATGCAAAAATTCGCAGATGTCTTTATTGCAGAAGATGCAAACAATGTCAAATCTTATATTTTGATGGAGGTCATTGTGCCTGCTGTCAAGAAAGCGATTTCTGACATTGTCACTACCGGTATCGACATGATTCTGTACGGCGAGGCAGGTCGCAGCAAGAAAAACGGAACGGCATCTAAGGTGTCTTATCGGAACTACTACGATCAAGGCACAGACAGAGTGCGTGCAGGTTCTGTCGGCAATAGACGCAATACACCTGACTATGATGATATTCTCTTCGATACTCGTGGAGATGCAGAAGCGGTTCTCGATGCAATGAACGATATTATCAGTCAGTATGGAACGGTGAGTGTATCCGATTTCTATGATCTCGCTCGTGTTCCCAATGATAATTTCACTATGAACCGCTACGGTTGGACAAACATTGGCGGTGCAACTGCGGTACGAGTTCGAGATGGTTATATTCTGAAACTGCCTCGTGCTATCCCGCTGAATTGAAAGGAGAAAAATAATGCTTGAATGCAAAATTTGTGGCACTAAATTCAATGCCATTATCGAGAGACATTATATTGCTCGTGATAACGGAAAGACTGGTTTGGCAGTTGCCTTTGGCTCTACTGCCGAAGAAAGTTTATATGACACATTTGATTGCCCGATGTGCGGCTGTCAGGTAATTGCTAAGGAGCGTAAGCGTGACTATATTCCGTTTATTTCTACAGATGAGGAGGATGCAGATGATGACCAGATCTGAGACTCTCGATAAAGCAAAGGCTTGCGTATGTGGACAGAGAGAGAACGAATACGGCTCTCCGGAAGATAACTTCACTGCTATTGCAGGCTTCTGGAGCGTCTATAAAGGCGTTGAATTTACCGCAAATGATGTTGCCATGATGATGGCGCTTCTTAAGATCGCACGAATCAGGACAGGAACGGCTACGAACGACAGCTATGTCGATTTGGCTGGATACGCTGCCTGTGGTGCTGAAATCAACTCTAAAAACTGAAAAGGAGAATAACAAACCATGAAAAATAAGACTGAAATCATGAAGAGCGTGAACGGTGTGGCTTCCAAGACCGTTATGAAGCTCAAGAAACACAGCCCCGAGATTCTCGTTGTGGCTGGTATTGCCGGTACGGTCGTAAGTGCCGTTCTCGCTTGCAAGGCTACCACTAAGGTAGCAGAGATTCTCGATGAAACTAAGGGTACTCTCGGCACCATTCATGAAGGTATGGAAACCGGTGCAATCAACGGTCAGGAGTATACGACTGAGGATGGCAAGAAGGACACGGTTGTTGTCTATGCCCAGACCGGAATGAAGCTCGCAAAGCTTTATGCTCCTGCTATTATTCTCGGCACTCTGTCCATCACCAGCATTCTGGCATCTAACAATATTCTTCGCAAGCGCAATGTAGCTCTTGGCGCTGCCTATGCCGCTATTGATAAGAGCTTCAAGAAATATCGCGGTCGTGTCATCGAGCGCTTCGGAGAGCAGGTCGATACCGAACTGAAGTATGGCATCAAGGCGAAGAAATTCGAGGAAATCGAAGTTGACCCTGAGACCGGCAAGGAGAAGAAGGTTAAGAAGACCGTGATGGTCGCTGATCCTAATCTCCAGAGCGACTATGCTGTATATTTCGACAGCAAGAGCCGCAACTATGAAACCAACCCCGATTATAACCGTATGTTCCTCAAGGCACAGCAGGCATTTGCAAATGACAAACTTCAGACCCGTGGTCACCTCTTCCTGAATGAGGTTCTGGACGATCTTGATCTTCCTCGTACTCCTGCTGGTCAGATTGTCGGCTGGACAAAGGATGGCCCGGATGGCTATGTTAATTTCCGCATCGTTGAGGTAGAGCGCGAGACCGAAGACGGTCGTCATGAGCCGGCACTTCTGCTCGACTTCAATGTTGAGGGCAACATCTGGGAAAAGATGTAATCAATCACCTTCAGACTTGGACTGGGGGTGATATTTTATTGTAAAGGAGTTTTAGCAATGCACATCAAACCACGAGCGATAGCTACCGTTCTCTGCATGATATTCTTTGTTGGTTTTGCAGTATGCGGCGTGGTTCGCTCTACAGATAAAGAAACATTGGAGATTAAGCAATCTTATCCGGTTCTTGCGGAGGCAGAGCCGATGATTATGGCTGATCTTCTGATGGAATCTCCTAACTTAACGCCTGAGGTTGAGAAAGAGCCAGACTACCCTCTTACACAAGAGGAAATCGACCTCATAGCACTCGTAACCATGGGTGAAGCTGAAGGAGAAACAGAATTGGGAAAACGATTGGTTATCGACACAATCCTTAACCGTATCGATCATCCATCTTTCCCGGATACTGTGTACGATGTTGTTTATCAACCCAATCAGTTCAGCGTAATGTGGAACAGCAGGATTGACCGTTGTTATGTCATGCCTGAGATTGTCGAGTTGGTGAAAGAAGAACTTTTGGAACGGACAAATTACGATTGTGTGTTCTTCATGGCCGGAGGATACAGCAAGTATGGTGAGCCTTTGTTTCAGGAGTGTTGTCACTACTTTTCGAGTTATGACTGAAAGGAGAACATAAAATGAAAGCTTTGTTTTCGTACATTCTTTCCACTATGGCAGGGCTTTGTCTCGTAGGAGGCATTGCTGTTCTCTCTGGTGGAAAGGAGTAAATGATGGATATTTTGGATGACTTCATCTCAACCGTCGACGCCATGCTGGACAGTCGGCGGAAAAGACACATTACTGGCGGGATTCTCCTGAGTGCAGCATTGCTGTTCGGAGGTCTCGCCATTACTGTTGTCACAATTCAAACTGACGAGGAGGAATACGAAGATGAGTAAAACCGGTTTTGCCATGTTCTTAGCTGGGGCTACAGTAGGCGCCGCAGCGACATGGCTTTGTCTTAGACGGTATTACGAGCAGATCACGCAGGAAGAGATTGATTCTGTGAAGGCAGCATTTGCCGAAAGAAAGCCCGTAATCGCTAATATTGCCAAGAACGAAAAGAGCAATGAAAAGCAGGAGGAGAATCAGCATAAGGCAGATATTGCCAAGCTGAAACCCGACCTGGTGAACTATGCAGCTAAGCTCCAGGAAGAGGGTTATACCAATTACACGGAGCATAGCAAGAAAAATACTGAAGAAAAAAAGGATGAGCCTATGCCCAATGAACCTTATGTCATCTCTCCGGACGACTACGGTGAGAATGACAATTACACGCAGATCAGTCTGGTCTATTATGCTGGTGACGGAGTCCTTGCCGACGATGAAGATGAAGTCGTCGAGAATATCGAGGACACTGTTGGCGAGGACTTTGCTGAACATTTCGGAGAGTATGAGGATGATTCGGTCTTCATTCGTAACGATCGCCTGAGATGTGACTATGAAATTCTCAGAGACAATCGTTCTTTCTCCGATGTGGCGGAAGGCTCCAACTACTAATAGGAGGATCGAATGACTGAAATTGAGCTGAACAATGAATATTTTGAGTGGATGTGTCAGCTCGTATGTAACGAACGATATAGCCGGAGGCTGTCTTATCAGAAGCTTCTTCGTCATCTGCATAATATTGATTTTCAATATATGCTGCCGATGGACGGAAATCGAGCAGAAGATGGGATAGACCTCCGGTATCGTTTTGGTTATGAAAAAGAATACGAGGGTCCTATGATTGCCAGTTATCTGGATAACCGCCCTTGCAGTGTATTGGAGATGCTTATTGCCTTAGCGTTTCGTTGTGAAGAACATATTATGACCGACCCAGATATCGGCAATCGCATGGGACAGTGGTTCTGGAACATGATTGTCAGTCTGGGTTTAGGGTCGATGAGTGATTCTCGATTTGATGCGGCGTATACGGACGACGTAATATCTCGATTTATGAACCGCAAATACAAGCGAAATGGCGAAGGCGGTTTGTTTACCGTCGAACGCTGCAAGTATGACATGAGAACTGTCGAAATCTGGTGGCAGATGAATTGGTATTTGGACAGCATCCTATAAGGGAGAATTACCATGATTCATACGCAAGTGTACGGGTTTTTTCAGACATGCTTACCCGACCAGGCAAAGGAGGTAAAAGAATACTTCCCAAATGGTAAAAACAGCATTCGAATTCGCAAAACCAACGGACAGGAATTTATATTTTCGTTGAGAGAGCCGAAGGCTTGGAAGTTTGAAACGATCGATCAATTTCTTGCCGACATGAAAGGAGAAAAGAAACATGGATGAAATGATTCGTTATATTTTCGGCAGTCTTCGCTACTCCGAAACTGCGATGCGTGTGTTTGCTAAGACGCTCAGAAAGCAGAGGTCTTTCAATCGCAGCACCGTCATGGTTGCCACAGTTATGACTGTGCACATGCTTATCCAGGACTTGGAGATTCGCAGTATGCGTGACGAGATCGGGAACCTTAAAAACGAAATCAAGGAGCTTAGAAAAACGGAAGGAGACTAAAGAACTTCGATGATCGACTTTTTAATGATTTCGACCCGTAGTACGAAGCGTGGTGTAATAGAAATCTATCCGAAGTTTATCATTAAGAAAAGCTCCGACCTGATGATTAGAGGCGGTGACTTCTATGCCATTTGGTTAGAAGACCGAGGTTTATGGTCTACGGATGAGCAAGATGCGCTCCAGCTTATTGACCGGGAACTTGACAAGTATGCAGAGGAAAACCGCAAAAACTTTGATTCAAGTATTAAAGTTCTGCACATGTGGGATTCCGAATCCGGAATGATCGATTCGTGGCACAAATACTGTCAAAAGCAGATGCGAGACTCTTTCCACATGCTTGATGAGAAACTTATATTCTCCAATACTCCGACGAACAAAAAAGACTATGCAAGTAAGCGGCTGAACTATCCTCTTGAGGAAGGGACCACGGATGCATGGAATAAGTTGATGTCCACAATTTACTCTGAAGAAGAGCGAACGAAAATTGAATGGGCTATTGGTTCTATTGTCTGTGGAGAGTCGAAGAAATTGCAGAAATTTATGGTTCTGTATGGTGCAGCAGGTACGGGTAAATCTACGGTTCTGAATATTATTCAGCAGCTCTTTGAGGGATATTACTCGGTCTTTGACGCTAAGGCACTGGGTTCATCCAGTAACTCCTTTGCATTGGAGGCATTCAAGACGAATCCGCTTGTGGCGATTCAGCATGATGGTGATCTGTCTCGTATTGAGGATAACACTCGACTGAATAGTTTGGTTTCTCACGAGCTGATGACAGTAAATGAAAAGTTCAAATCGACCTACGCAAACCGCTTCAAGTGCTTCCTGTTCATGGGCACCAATAAACCGGTCAAGATTACGGACGCAAAGTCAGGTCTTATCAGACGATTGATCGATGTGTCCCCTTCCGGAAATAAATTAAGTCCCAAGGAATACAAGGCGGTGACAAAGCAGATCGAATTTGAACTCGGTGCAATTGCTTATCATTGCCAGGAAGTCTATCTGGAGAATCCGGGCAGATATGATGATTATATTCCCGTGACGATGCTCGGTGCATCTAATGATTTCTATAACTTCATTATTGATTCTTACCATGTCTTCAAGAAAGAAGACGGGACAACTCTCAAAGCCTCATGGGAGATGTATAAAACCTATTGCGATGAGGCAAAAGTTACCTTCCCGTTCTCTCAGAGGATATTTAAGGAGGAACTGAAAAACTACTTCCGGGATTACAAGGAGAGATTCAATCTTGATGACGGAACTCGTGTGCGAAGCTATTACATTGGCTTTCGAACCGAAAAATTCGAGGATAAGGCACTTACCGAGCAAGACGAGCCTGAGCATAAACTGATCGAATTCTTAAAACAGAAATCGGTCTTCGATAGAGAATGCGCAGATTGTCCTGCTCAGTATGCTTCGGCTAAAGAGACACCAACTTCCAAATGGGATGAAGTTTCAACTAAGCTAAGCGACTTGACGACATCAAGATTGCATTATGTGAAAGTCCCGGAGAACCACATTGTTATCGACTTTGATATTCAGGATAAAGACGGCAATAAGTCGTATGAACTGAATCTCAAAGAAGCGAGTAAATGGCCGCCGACCTATGCTGAACTCAGCAAAAGCGGTCAGGGCATCCACCTTCATTATATTTATGCTGGTGATGTCAGCAAGCTCAGCCGAGTGTATGACGATCATATTGAAGTGAAGGTCTTCACCGGTAAAAGCTCGCTGCGCAGAAAGCTGACAAAGTGTAATGATCTGCCTATCGCAACGATCAACTCGGGTTTACCACTGAAAGGAGAAAAACAAGTGATAAATTTTGAAGGAGTGAAGAGCGAGAAAGGGCTTAGAACGCAAATCAAGCGAAATCTGAACAAGGAGTACCATCCAGCAACAAAGCCCAGTATCGACTTCATTTACAAAATTCTTGAGGATGCTTATGCAAGCGGACTCAATTATGATGTGACTGATATGCGTAATGCTGTCTTGGCATTTGCGGCGAGCAGCACACATCAAGCGGATTACTGTATCAAGTTGGTAAACAAGATGCAGTTTAAGTCCGCAGACCAGTCAGCAGGAGCAAAAAATGATGATGCCAAGCTCGTGTTCTATGATGTTGAGGTATTTCCGAACCTGTTCTTGGTGAACTGGAAAATCGAGGGCGAGGGTAAGCCGGTGGTTCGTATGATTAACCCTACCCCGACTGAGATTGAAGAGCTGATGCGATTCCGTCTGGTTGGCTTCAACTGCCGTCGATACGACAACCATATTCTCTATGCTCGGCTGATGGGGTATACGAACGAACAGCTTTATAATCTCTCGACAAAGATCATCAACGGCAGCGCAAATTGCTTCTTTGGCGAAGCCTATAATGTGTCGTATACGGATGTGTATGACTTTTCCAGTAAGAAGCAGTCCCTTAAGAAGTTCGAGATTGAACTGGGTATTCACCATCAGGAACTTGGTCTGCCTTGGGACAAGCCTGTGCCGGAGGAGCTTTGGACTAAGGTTGCTGAGTATTGCGACAACGATGTCATTGCGACAGAAGCAACCTTTAATGCTCGTAAGGCGGACTTCACGGCTCGTCAGATTCTGGCAGATGTGGCGGGGATGTCCGTCAATGATACAACGAACTCGCTGACTACCAGAATTATATTTGGTAACAACCGCAAACCTCAGGATCAGTTCAATTACCGTTTCATGGGTGACGAGAGTCAAATCTTCGACCCTAATGCGGATCTTCCGTTTACAATGGGGCTTGAAGACTACGACGAGTTCACACAGTTCGATAAAAACCATCGTCCCATCTTTCCTGGCTACTCATTTGAGGGCGGTAAGTCCGTCTACAGAGGCGAAGAAGTTGGTGAGGGCGGCTATGTATATTCTGAACCAGGCATGTACAGCAACATTGCTCTGCTGGATATTGCATCCATGCATCCGAGCAGTATCGTAGCGGAAGAACTCTTCGGACCGGAATACACAAAGCGATTCAACGAAATTCTTCAGGCTCGTATCGCAATCAAGCATAAGGATTTTGACAAAGCAAAGAAGATGCTGGGTGGTGCATTGGCTAAGTACCTGACTGACGAGAATGCTGCGGCTGACTTGGCACAGGCTCTGAAAATTGCAATTAACTCCGTGTACGGTCTGACCTCAGCCGGATTTGAAAACCCGTTCCGGGATAACCGTAACAAGGATAACATCGTTGCGAAGCGTGGAGCTCTGTTTATGGTCAATCTCAAGCACGCTGTTCAGAGTCAGGGCTTTACTGTAGCACACATCAAAACCGACTCCATCAAGATTCCAGACGCAACGCCTGAGATCATCAAGTTTGTGACTGAATACGGCAAGCTGTATGGGTACAACTTTGAACACGAAGCAACCTACGACCGTATGTGTCTGGTAAACGACGCAGTTTATATTGCTCGATATGCTACGGTTGAGAAGTGCTGTGACCTGTATGGGAAAAAGTACATCGACTCTGCAAAGGATATTTGCAAGGAGAACAAGAAGCATCCGTATGCGTGGACAGCAACCGGTACACAGTTCCAGATTCCTTATGTTTTCAAGACGCTCTTCAGCAAGGAGAACATCGAGTTCGAGGATATGTGCGAGACGAAATCTGTAACTTCCTCGCTCTATCTTGACATGAACGAGGCTCTGCCGGATGTAAGTGCCCTTGAAGCGGAAAGAGATAAACTGTGGAAACAGATTACCGATTCTAAACGCATGACTGAGCCGATGCCTACTGAATGTGAGCGTGTCGAAGAACTAACGGACAAAATCGCTAAGGGGCACGACTACCACTTCATCGGAAAGGTCGGTCAGTTCTGCCCGATTAAGCCCGGCTGCGGAGGCGGCATCCTGCTTCGTGAAACAGAAAACAAGAAGACTGGTGAAAAGGGTTACGCTGCTGCTACGGGTTCTAAGGGCTTCCGCTGGCTTGAGTCCGAGATGGTCAAGCAGCTGGACAAACAGGGTGACATTGACCGTGGTTATTACAACAACATGGTAGACGAAGCAGTCAAGTCTCTGTCTGTTTATGGTGACTTCGAACGCTTTGCGGCGGACGAACCGTATGTTTCGGATAACACACCACCGTGGTTCGGAGCTGGCGAGCCTCATGAGGACGATACTACGCCGTTTGATGTGAGGTAATGCTTATGATTTTAATTCTGTTAATTGCTGTATTCATTTATATTTTGTGCACGGCTGATTCTACCGAGTCCTGTATTCCCAATGAGGAGTGCAGGACTTGCCCATTTCCATGCGACAAACGCAAAAATTGAAAGGAGAAACTAATTATGGCTTATAAAGCAGTAGACAACATCATCATCGAGAATGCTCGAATTATCTTCCGCAACTTTAAGGGTGAGGAGTCCAAGTACAATCGTGCTGGCTCCCGCAATTTCTGCGTGGTCATTGAAGATCCCGATATGGCGCAGAAGCTTATTGAGGATGGCTGGAATGTTCGTGTTTTGGCTCCTCGTGATGAGGACGAGGCTCCTCGCCATTATATTCAGGTGGCGGTCAGCTTCGACAACATCCCCCCGAAGGTTATCATGATTACTCGTCGAGCTAAGACTCAGCTGGATGAGGAGTCTATCGGAACTCTGGACTTCGCTGAGATTCGCAATGTCGACCTGACGATCCGTCCCTACAACTGGGAGGTCAATGGTAAGACTGGCGTCAAGGCATACCTTAAGACGATGTATGTCACCATTGAAGAAGACGAATTCGCTGAAAAGTATGCCGAAACGGAGGGTCCTGAGGAGATGCCCTTCTAAAGGTGAATAGGTGCCAGCTTAGTACATGTCTGGTTAAATGTCCAGTAAGGTCTCGATTAGGTGTGCACGCCTATGACGGTAAGAGGAAACAGCCTTATTCCCTTTAATAACCGAAAGGAGGTAAAGCCATGTTGTGGCAGAAAAAGAAGAAACGCAAAAAGGCTACTAAATCTAAAGCAGTTACTCAGACTGCTCCTCATCAGCCGGCGGAAGAGCTTCCGCAAACGACTGAGCCTGAGGAAAAAGAAGAAACGCCAAAGCAAAAAAAGCCCGCTGGAAAAAAATGCAAAAAGGTTTTGTCTCCGGAAAAAGCTTTCTTAGATGCATTCGGACGGTTGACTAACCGGTATCGGGCTTGGGATGTTTGGCGTGACTTCATTACTATGTTCGCTTGTTCGCTATCTAATCCTCTTGATAAGGAGCACCGGGATAAGCGAGAAGCGTTATATTTGGAAGTCATCAAAAAATACAATAAGCAGGATCAAGAGTTGTTTCCTGAACTGGCTGCTCAGACGGTCTTGGCTTTGGAGGAAAATCCGGAGCAAGATTTTCTGGGCAGCATTTTTATGTCTCTCAATCTCGGCAACGAGCATAATGGACAGATCTTTACGCCGTATCATGTCTGTGAGCTAATGGCTGAAATGACGATGGACGACACGGTAAAAAAGGTAGAACAGGACGGTTATATTTCAATTAACGATCCGTGCTGCGGAGCTGGGGCCACATTGATTGCCGGAATCCACACTGCAAGGAAGCAGTTGGAAAAAGTAAACCTGAACTACCAAAATCATCTTCTCGTTGTTGCACAGGATATCGATGAAACGGTGGCACTTATGTGTTATATTCAGCTTTCACTTTTGGGGGTAGCAGGATATGTAAAGGTCGGAAACTCTCTGACAGAACCGATGACAGACAACGACAATAAAGAGAACTACTGGTTCACGCCAATGTATTATTCTAATGTCTGGGTGCTGCGTCGGATCTTCGGAGGGCGCTGATGGCAGGCATATCACTTCGAGATTATCAAACAGATGCTGTTGAGAGAATGAAAAACGGCTGCATTCTCTGTGGCGGTGTCGGTAGTGGCAAATCCAGAACAGCTTTAGCCTATTATTACAAACAGAATGGCGGTAAGCTCGGCACAAAGAATTATATTCGGATGCCGGGTACGCCAAAAGACCTGTACATCATCACCACGGCGAGAAAGAGAGATACTTTGGAATGGGAGGGTGAGCTTTCGCCCTTCCTTCTCTCTGTTCACGCGGAAGTCAATACCTATAAAAATAAGGTCGTCGTTGATTCCTGGAACAATATCGGGAAGTATGCAACGGTTACGGACGCATTCTTTATATTTGACGAGCAGCGCGTTGTCGGTTCGGGTGCATGGGTAAAAGCATTTCTGAAAATCGCCAAGTTTAATGAATGGATTCTACTATCCGCAACCCCAGGGGACACATGGGAGGATTATATTCCTGTCTTCGTAGCAAACGGCTTTTACAAAAACCGTACAGCTTTCAAAGAAGAGCACATGGTCATGACCTGGGTGAATGGAAAGTATCCGAAAGTAGACAGATATTTGGGAGTGGGACGACTCATCCGGCTTCGTAATCGCATTCTTGTGGATATGGATTTTAAGCGGGAAACCTGTTCGCACCATGAGGATGTCTATGTCAGTTATGATGTTGCAAAGTATAAAGAGACAAGCCGTCTTCGCTGGAATCCATATAAAAACGAGCCAATTGTCAATGCTGGGGAGCTCTGCTATGTATGGCGACGCATCGTAAACGAGGATGAGTCCAGACAAATCGCTCTAATGGAACTGTTTGAGAAGCATCCTAAAATGATTGTCTTCTATAATTTCGACTATGAACTTGATATTCTGAAAAATCTCTACTATGGAGAAAATGTTGAGATTGCAGAATGGAACGGTCACAAGCATCAACCGATTCCAACTTGTAACAGTTGGGTGTATCTGGTTCAGTATACTGCCGGAGCCGAAGGATGGAACTGCATTAGTACGGATACCATTGTGTTTTACTCGCAGAACTACTCCTACAAAATTATGAAGCAATCAGCAGGACGAACTGACCGCTTAAATACACCGTTCAAAGATTTGTATTACTACCATCTGAAGTCCCGTTCCGGCATTGATTTGGCTATCAGTAGAGCATTGAGCGAGAAACGGAATTTCAACGAAACCAAGTATGTCGGCAGCTATAAACCCAAAGCTGCCTGAGAAAGGAAAAAAGATGATAACAATTGATGTCGCGGAGTATTGCTCTGCTTGCATGGACTTCGATCCAGATGTTCAACGACCGCAAAAAGCATACGGAATGAGTGAAGAGATCGTCATATCCGACACGGTCATTCGATGCTCAAATCGAAATCGGTGCAAAAACATTGAGCGATACCTGAGAAAGAAGGTGACGAACGATGGCGTTGGCAAGACTGACGAAGCAATGCCATGAATGTCCTTTTGTCGAGACCTGTGAGCACAAGGAAATGGAAGCATTGGGATATTTACCAGAACCGATTATGGCAGATGTCAAAGTCCCGGTTACTGCTGATATAGCAGCTCCCATTTTGAGAGAAACTGTAAGCCGTGTAGTAGACGGCAAAGTTGTAACAATGTATAAGGACGAGTTGGAGAAGATCCTTTATAAGGATTTATATTCTCATCTCGGACTTCAGATTGGAGGATAATATATGCCTGAATACGAAAAAGATACATTATATCGTCCAGAAACGAAGAAGAGTGGCAGCCTTGCTTATAAAATCGGGCAGGCTATCGCTATTCTGATGTCTTTGTGTGCCAGTGCGATTATCGTAGCTGCGACGATCAAGCTTATTATGTGGATTTTGTAAGGAGTTTTTGCAGACGAATGAAGAAAAGGAAGTCTATTTTGACCAGTATTGCAAATCGTGCAAGCACCACGGTCTTGAAGAGTCCAAAGACCCGTGCAATGACTGTCTCGCAGAACCCGGCAATACAAATTCCCACAAACCAATGAACTATGAAAGCAAAAACAATTCTTGATACCGAGAAAAAGGATGCGATTGATATTGCAACGGAACTTTGCTATAGCGAAGAAGTTAAGAGAAAAATTGCACAGGCAAAATCTGTTTATGAAATTGGTCGCATCCTTAAACAGGCACGGCTCGATCAAGAGTGATATTTCTGAAAGGAGAAAAGAAACATGAATCTTGAGGAGTTCAGAAAGGCACTTTCGTCAGATGCTACTGAAGAGAATACACAACTGAAAAGACAGTTGTCAGACCTTCAGACTGAATACCATGAAAAGCTTTCAAAACTCGAAAATGAAAACGATTCACTTAAAGAAAGTTGTCGGGTTTTATGCAATCGATGCTTTACTCTTACGAGAGGTGTTACTTGTCTATTTTGTGGTCTCGATTACCCCCTGCCCTCATATGCCGGGGCTTGAGGAACAGGTGGCTATAGCTCATAAATTGAGAAAGGAGATCGAAAAAAATGGCTAATGGGTATCGTAATGCTCTTGTTCAGCAAATAAAAGACGCAGGTCAAGAACTTATCAACCGAGCTGAATCGATGGTGCATCCCGAAAATGATTTAATCACTGATTTTTCCATAGTAATCCATTTCGAGCAGCATGAGGTACCTACAATCGACTACACAACCAGCGTGGTAAACAAAGTTGCTTGCGATCGGGTTATCTATCAGAAAGGAGAATCCAATGTCTCAAAAATATGATGAATATCTGGAAAAACACAGGCAAGCTGTAAAAAAGGCTTATCAGTGGATTGCTGCTTATATTCCAGAACTGACAGATGTGGAGGCGACTCGAAATATTGAGTTCCATGATATGTCGAAGGATACGCCAGATGAGTACACGCCTTATGACAACTATTTCTATGGGGAGCAAACCCCAGCAATCATCGAGGCGTTTAACCGGGCATGGCTTATGCATATCCACCGAAACCCCCATCATTGGCAGTATTGGGTCTTAATCAACGACAAATCTAAAGAAGGAACTATCCTTATCGAAATGCCGTATCCATACATTATTGAGATGATCTGTGACTGGTGGGCATTCAGCTGGATTAAAGGTGACCTTTCCGAAATGTTTGCCTGGTATAAAGACCATGCCGATTATATTAAGTTACACAATAACACTCGTTCGATTGTAGAAGAAATTCTGGAAATGATTCGGACGAAGCTTGCGGAGGTAGAAAATGCTGAAAACTGAAAACGCCGAGGTTATAGGCTGGGAGCACGCCATTCGTGGTATGCGAAACCCTAAGAACTCTTGGGAGAAGAGTGATTCTAATTGGAGATATGTCGCTCCAGCTCAGAGGGAGAATCATATTTTGGCTTCTTACTCTGATGATAGTGAATTTTGGATTGGTCCGAATGATGCAGATTTGATGAACCGACTGAGAAATGCCGGTACCGATCATCGTAAGTTCATGCGGATGATTACCGTCTATCTCGACATCACTGCTCCGCTGTACTGGTGGAAGGAGTTTGATACTTATAAGGTTGGTACGGTTGCGAACTCGTGCTCGACGATGCATAAGATTGCGGACAAGGAGTTTACGCTGGAGGATTTCAGTCATGAACATTTACTGAGTATGGCTAATAATGATGCAGGCGACGCTCTTTTTCTCAATGATGCGAATAACATCCGGGTAGATGGCGATGACCTTCTGGGTTTAATAATCAATGTCCTTAACTACTACCGAGGAAGATATATTAAAACAAAGGACAAACGGTACTGGTGGCAGCTGATCCAACTTCTGCCAAGCTCTTATAACCAGCGCCGGACAGTCATGCTGAACTACGAGGTTCTGGCAAACATCTACAAGTCCCGCCGGAATCACAAACTCGACGAATGGCATACGTTCTGTGATTGGATTGAAAGTCTGCCATATTCTAAGCTTATTACTGGCGAAAAGAAAGGATGAAAGATGATGAAATTCGTAGTCAATCAGCTTCCTTATTACGGAGAGCTGTGCCCACTATGGACGATGTGCAGTAAAAACGCAAAGGAACATGAATGCCCAAGATACTGGGATAAATATAAAGTCTGCTCGGATGAAAACCCACATGAATGTGAGCACCTTATCGAGACGGAGAAACTCTAACAAACGGTTTCCTGCACGAAAAATACACCCCCTATTATGAAAGGAGGTAACGCACAATGAATTATTTTCTGGCAGTTAATGATCGGCAACTCGGCACTTGTTTGAGAATGCTGTTTGCTGAGAAACTTCAACCTGCTGTCCAAACCGTGTTGAACGAAAAGGGCAAGATTGAGTTTCACATCAGCATTGCAGCAGATCAGGAAGTGTTTGAAGAGCTGAACGAACGCTACAAGATCATGATTTCGTAAGTTACTCGATTTCAAAGGTAAAAGGGCCGTAACAAGCCCTTTTACTTTTGTTATATTTGTGGTAAAATACTACGAGGAGGCGATGTCAATGAAAGTCAAATCCAGAATGTCCTGTCCGGTTCGAAGAAAAGACGGCACATGGACAACTGTTATCAGAGAATTTGAGGAAGATATTCCGGATCTCGGACGGAAAGAGCTTATCTGCAACAAATGCGGACGCCCCGATTATCCGAAATGCAAGGAAACGGTTTGTGAAGCCTGGAAATACCACAAATCTAAAAATTAACAAGTCATGTAAGAGCTGAGGTTAAACCTTGGCTCTTATTTTTTGTGTAAAGGAGAAAAAACATGCTTGCCAGAGAAGCGACAAAAGCGGATATTCAGGCTGTTCGTGACCGTCTGCGGGAAGCAAAAGAACAACGTCAGCTTGATGTTCAAATAAACCAGGCTATTGCACTGGTAAATCGTAATCACAGGAGGAAAAAATATGACACCGAACGATTATCAGCAGGCAACTCTTCGCACAGCCCCAGGAGATTTACCGCCTGAGAAACTTCTGCTCAATGGCTTAATGGGACTGAACGGAGAAGCCGGCGAAGCAATTGATATTTTGAAAAAGCATCTGTTTCAGGGGCATGAGCTGGACACTGCACATATGGCTAAAGAGCTTGGAGATGTGGCTTGGTATCTCGCTGTAAGTGCAAACGCTATTGGGTATGACCTTGAAACCATCATGCAGATGAATGTGGATAAACTGAAAGCCAGGTATCCGGATGGTTTCGACGCTGAACACAGTCTGCATCGCAATCAGGATGATATTTAAGGAGGGTTTTATATGAATGAACGATTCGGAGAAAAGGTAAAAGCTATTTTTGATAGTATTACCGTTCTTCAAGCAAAGGACAGCGACTTGAAACGAGATAACGCCAACATCAACGGTGACTCCCCCATGGGGGCTATGCTGCAATATGGTGCCAATACTGCCAAGGAGTACAATTTGGAGTATTTGATTAAACCTGCAATTGCAGAACTTCACCGCGATGGATGGATTCATATACACGATCTTGACTTCTATGCATGGACGACGACCTGCACGCAGATTGAGCTTCGCAAGCTCTTCAAGAATGGATTCAATACCGGACACGGTCATCTGAGAGCTCCAAAAAGCATCGGTTCGTATGCTGCTCTGGCTGCTATTGCCATTCAGTCGAATCAAAATGACCAGCATGGCGGACAGAGTGTCGTGGACTTCGATTATGCTATGGCCGAAGGTGTCCGTTACACCTATCAAAAATATCTGAAAGAAGGCTATGAGATTTGCGAACGCCTCAACGATCTGAAAGATAAAGCATGGATTCTCGACTATGCTATGGAAAAGACCATCCGTGATACCTATCAGGCTATGGAGGGGTTTATTCATAATCTGAATACCATGCATTCCCGTGCCGGCGCTCAGGTTCCGTTCAGCTCTATTAACTATGGCACAGATACATCTTGGGAAGGTCGTCTTGCTATTGAGCAGCTTCTGCTTGCTACAGAAGCAGGACTCGGTCATGGCGAAACGCCTATCTTCCCGATTCAGATTTTCCGTGTCAAGGAGGGAGTCAACTATAATCCCGATGACCCGAATTATGACCTGTTCAAACTGGCGATGAAGGTCAGTGCCAAGCGTCTGTTTCCTAACTTCGCTTTTATTGACGCACCTTTCAATCTCCAATATTACAAGCCCGGTCATCCTGAAACGGAGGTTGCCTACATGGGTTGCCGTACTCGTGTAATGGGTAATGTTTATGACCCGTCTCGTGAGATCGCTCCCGGAAGAGGTAATCTGAGTTTCACTTCTATCAATCTCCCAAGGCTTGCTATTGTGGTTGGCGGTGATATTCCTCAGTTTTTCAAACTGCTTGACGGAATGCTCGACAAAACCATGCAGCAGCTTCTCGATCGATATGAGATTCAAGCGTCAAGAGTAGTTAGAAACTTTCCGTTCCTCATGGGAGAAGGCGTATGGATGGACTCTGACAAACTTGGACCGGATGACGAGGTTGGAGAGGTGCTGAAACACGGAACACTCTCTATCGGTTTCTGTGGGCTTGCAGAGTGTCTTGTAGCATTGACTGGGCATCATCATGGTGAAAATGAAGCATCTCAGGAGCTTGGTCTGCGAATTGTAGGTTATATTCGGAACTACTGTGACGAGAAAAGCAAGCAGTTTGGCATGAATGTAACCTGTCTTGCTACTCCTGCTGAAAGCTTAGCCGGACGCTTGCTTAGAGCTGACCGAAAAGAATTTGGTATTATTAAGGGAGTTACCGATCGTGACTACTACACTAACAGTTTTCATGTTCCGGTCTATTATCATCTCCCGGCTCTTAAAAAGATCGACATTGAAGCTCCGTACCATGCTCTTACCAATGCCGGTCACATCTCTTATGTGGAACTGGACGGAGACCCGACTAAGAACCTTGCTGCTTTTGAGCGAGTTGTAAGGCACATGAAAGAAGCTGGCATCGGCTATGGCAGCATCAACCATCCTGTAGATCGAGATCCGGTCTGCGGTTATAACGGAATTATCAACGATGTTTGCCCCTGCTGCGGACGAAGCGAGGCTGATGGAGTTCCGTTCGAACGCATCCGTCGTATCACTGGATATCTGGTCGGAACTCTTGATAAGTGGAATGACGCTAAGCGTGCGGAGGAGCGAGATCGTGTCAAACATGAAGTTGATTCGAATTTCGGGAATTGAATCGGAGTCCATTGTTGACGGGGAAGGAATCCGGTATGTGGTATTCACACAGGGTTGTCCACATCATTGCCCGGGCTGCCACAATCCTCAAACTCACCCGTTCGGTGGCGGAAAGCTTGTACTAATTGAAGATATACTCGATGATATTTCAAAAAGAAAAGATTGGATAGATGGTATTACTCTTTCCGGAGGCGAGCCGTTCTGTCAGATTTACCAGTGTGCTCTGATTGCTGAGAAAGCTCATGAAATGGGGCTTAGCGTTTGGTGCTACACTGGTTATCTTTTTGAAGACTTGTACAGACAAGGCATCGAGCTTCTAAAGTATATTGATGTGCTCGTTGACGGTCCGTTCGTACAGGCTGAAAAATCGTTGGAGCTTGATTTCAGAGGAAGCCGCAATCAGCGAGTAATTGATATTCCGGAAAGCTTGAAAGAAGGCGTAGCAATCTTGAAACAAACTTAGAAGAAAGGAGTACCTATATCATGGCGAATACTACTAACCCTCGACGAAATGCCGAAGGATATTCTGACCCGACCGCTTACGAAGCCCTCAAGAACATTGAGCGTGAAGAAGACGAAAGATTTCATAGGCTGCTGCATACACTGTTTTACTTGTGTGAGTTGGCTGACTTCAAGATCGAAGGTCGGATTATTCTGGTTGATAAACGGAACGGACGGGTTTGGAGATGAGAGAAATGAGCCCGTACATACTTGAAAATTGTGTAAATTTTAGCCCACTTTTGTTTGGCGGATTCGGGCAAAAGCCCACTTTTGAAAAAATTTTTGAGCGTGTACGGACAATTTTCCTAAAAAAAGCCCAGAAAAAGTGGGCAAAAGCCCGGTTTTGAAAACCAAAAGTGGGCAGAAAAATTCGGAGGCATTTTCTGAAAATGGCACTTTTTAGGCGTTTTTTGCCCCAAAATGGCCGATTTGCGCCGATTTGAAATTTTTCTTGTGAAAAAAGCCCACTTTCCCACTTTTATTTCTTATTTAATTGCGATAAAAAGTTTTAATAAATATATAAATAGGGCGAGAAAAGTGGGCATTTGGCCAGAGGTCGGAATACATAGCACAAGTAGACGAAAATGTCAAGACTTTTTACCGAAAGTTCTTCCTTTTTCTTTCAGACTGTGCTATACTATAAGCGCCACACAATCTAATATGTTCAAGTCGTTTAGGGAAAACTGCTTTGGTAAAAAGTGTTTTCTCTCTTTACTCATTTCATTTGTCCCTTTGCGGCTTGATTGAGATTGTGTGGCAACAATGAGGGTTGACACTTTTTCAGTGCGTCTCTCGTTGTGGGGGCGCACTTTTTTAATGCCCTCGGAAAGGATGGGATAATGAGATGAGAAAGTTCTTGGCAGCGTGCATGGCAATTGTCATGATATTTATGATTGCAGGTTGTAGTTCAGAGGGACATGAAGGTGAAGCTAAAACCCCGTCAGGTTCCAGTATTCAAAAAGGCAAAGATTATCAAAAAGTAGTTGACGAGTTTGAAAGTAGTGGCTTCACAAACATCAAACTTGAAAAACTTGACGACCTTGTTACTGGTTGGCTTACAAAAGACGGTGAGGTTGAATCTGTTTCCGTGGATGGCGATACTGGATACTCTACTGATACTTGGTATCCGGCTGATGCCGAGGTCGTAATCACATACCATACATTCCCGGAAAAAGAAACTTCCGAAACAGATAGCGAATCCGTTTCAACTGAAGAGCCAGCCGTTGATATTTTGACAGTAGATAATTCTCCAGAATTGGCAGCAATGCTTTCTCTTAAAGCAGATATGGATCAATCGTATGCCGATTTTGCAGAGGCTCATAAGAATCAGGTTATTGAGTTTGATGGCTGTATTACCTATTTTACAAACCACGATAATTACGACACCCGATATGATTTGCTAATCAGTGCGGGAGACTATGTGGATGAAAATACTGCAAACCCTGGTCCAACTTTTAAGTTTAAGGATGTTGGGGTATATGATTTAGGAGACGGACTTACGCTTGCTGATTATATCAAAGTCGGCAGCAATGTAAGAATACAGGCTAAAGTGCGGAGTTACAATTCTGATACCGGTCTCTTTGAACTTGATCCAGTAAGTGTAGAAGCTCGATAACAAACAACTTTATATTTGACCGAGATACTTAAACGGTGTCTCGGTCTTTTTTTTATGCCTTTTTCCGCCGCGCGAAAGATACATCCCCTTTTATGAAGAGAGGAGTAAAAAAGCTATTTTTAAGAATAGACATTCTCTTTTCAGTTTTGAAAAACTACATGAAAGGAGGCTCATTTGCCAATGCTCGAAAGTCAATTTCAATCGAAGCTCATTAAGGAGCTTAAGAAACTTTTTCCGGGTTGCATCGTGATGAAAAGCGACTCTGGATATTTACAGGGCATTCCTGATCTGCTTATTCTGTTCAATGACAAATGGGCTGCTCTGGAATGTAAACAACACGCTGGCGCAAAAAAGCAACCGAACCAAGAATATTATGTGGGCAAGATGGACGAGATGTCTTTTTCCAGATTTATTTGCCCCGAGAACAAGGAGGAAGTGCTGCATGATCTTCAACAATCATTCCAATCTTGAAGGGCAACACGCTTTTCTTGGCGCCAGCAAGTATCATTGGATTAACTATGATGAAACAAAAGTAGCCGATGCTTATTCAAAGTTTTTGGCCACACAGCGAGGAACCGTTCTACATGATTTTGCATGTCAATGTATCACTTTGGGGCAAAAACTCCCCAAGTCACAGAAAACATTGAACATGTATGTCAATGACGCAATTAGTTTTCGTATGGTGCCTGAACAGATTCTGTTTTATTCAGAAAATTGCTTTGGCACCGCCGATACGATTGTGTTTCGGAATGGTACGCTTCGTATTCACGATTTGAAGACCGGTGTCGTGCCGGCGCACATGGAGCAGCTTGAAATATACGCTGCTCTTTTTTGTTTGGAATACAAGGTGAAACCATCGGAAATCGAGATGGAACTTCGTCTGTATCAGAACAATGAAATTCTATATCACACGCCTACTGCCGAAGATATTGTTCCAATCATGGACAAGATTATTACTTTCGACAAGGTTATTAGAAAAATCAAAGAACAGGAGGGTTAAACCATGAGTCTCACGGATGATATTTTAATGCATTACGGTATGCCCAGAAGGTCTGGTCGTTATCCTTGGGGTTCGGGTGATAACCCTTATCAACACAGCGGCGATTTTCTCTCTCGTGTAGAAGAACTGAAAAAGTCTAATTTCACCTTTACCGATAAAGATGGAAAAACCTACACAGGAGAAGTAGCCATTGCAAAATCTATGGGTCTGAGCACAACCCAATTTCGTACCCAGATGAGCCTTGCAAAGGATGAACGCCGTTCTGCTGATGTCGCTACGGCTAAGGCTCTTCGTGCTAAGGGCTACAGTCTGAATGAGATTGCTGACAAGATGGGTTTTGCCAATGATTCTTCGGTTCGCTCGCTTTTGAATGAGAGTTCCGAAGCTCGTATGAATCAGGCAAAGCAGACCGCTGAATTTCTGAAAAAACAGATTTCGGAAAAAGGCATGATCGATGTCGGAACCGGAGTCGAAAGAGAGCTTGGTATTTCGAAAGAGAAAATGAACCAGGCTCTTTATATTTTGGAAATGGAAGGCTATCACATCTATGGCGGCGGTGTCCCTCAGGTAACAAACCCGGGTAAGCAAACAAACATCAAGGTTCTCTGCCCTCCAGGAACAGAGCATAAAGAGATTTATAATTTTGAGAATGTTCATTCTGTCAGAGACTATGTGTCTCATGATGACGGCGAGACTTTCGATAAGTTCGTCTATCCCAAAAGCATGGATTCAAGTCGATTGAAAATCCGTTATGCAGAAGACGGCGGAATTCAGAAAGATGGTGTCATTGAAATTCGTCGCGGTGTAGATGACTTGTCTCTTGGTGATTCCCATTATGCTCAGGTTCGCATTCTGGTGGATGGTAATAGATATTTGAAAGGAATGGCTGTCTATTCTGATGATCTTCCTGATGGTGTGGATGTAATGTTCAATACCAATAAGAAAAAAGGCACCCCGACATCGGATGTTCTGAAGAAGGTCAAGGATGACCCTGACAATCCGTTTGGTTCACTTATCAAAGCCGGTGGGCAGAGCTATTACATCGATGCTGATGGCAAACGACAGCTTTCTCTTATCAATAAGCGTGCCGAAGAGGGCGACTGGGGTGAATGGGCGGATAAACTCCCATCCCAGTTTCTTTCTAAGCAGAGTTTGAGTCTGGTCAATAAACAGCTGAACTTGGCGGCATCAGATAAGATGGCTGAATTTGATGAAATCTGCTCACTGACAAATCCGACGGTCAAAAAATCATTACTGAAATCCTTTGCAGATGATTGTGACTCTGCTGCTGTGCACCTTCAGGCAGCTGCTCTTCCTCGTCAGAAATATCAGGTGATCCTACCTATCACTTCGATGAAAGACAATGAAGTGTATGCCCCGAATTACAAGAATGGTGAAACAGTAGCTCTGGTTCGTTACCCACATGGCGGAACTTTTGAGATTCCTATCCTTACAGTGAATAACAAGCAGGCAGAGGCTCGTCGAATCCTTGGCAACACACCTAAAGATGCAATCGGTATTAACAGTAAGGTTGCGGAACGGCTTTCAGGTGCTGACTTTGATGGTGATACTGTCATGGTCATCCCCTGTAACTCTGGTAAAAGCAAGGTCAAGATTACTTCCACTCCTCCTCTGAAGGGACTTGAAGGATTTGACCCAAAATTGGAGTATGGTGGAAAACCGGCTGGCACTTTCAAGCCTATGAAGAACACACAGAAAGAGATGGGTGTCATTTCTAATCTGATTACCGATATGACTTTGAAGGGTGCCACGCAGGATGAGCTTGCAAGAGCCGTTCGCCATAGCATGGTAGTTATCGATGCCGAAAAACACAAGCTGGACTATAAGCAAAGTGAGATCGACAATGGCATCAGCTCTTTGAAAAAGAAGTATCAGGGCACGGTTGATGAAGACGGAAGATACCACGAGGGTGCTTCGACTCTGATTTCCCGTGCTAAATCGGAGACTTCTGTCACTAAGAGGCAAGGTAGTCCGAAAATCGATGAAAAGACAGGCGAATACATATGGAAAGATGTGGACGATCCTGTTTATGTCGATAAGCGAACTGGCAAGGTCAAAGAGCGTACTCAGCCCAGCACTAAGATGGCTGAGGCAAAGGATGCCTATACCCTGGTGTCCGAAGCTGATACCCCCGTGGAGCGTGCTTATGCTAACTATGCCAACAAAATGAAAGCCCTGGGCAACCAGGCTCGTCTTGAGATCCTCTCCACTGGGAAAGTACCCTACTCCGCCACTGCAAAAGAGGCCTATCAAGCTGAGGTCGATTCTCTGAATGCTAAGCTTAATGTAGCTCTGAAGAATGCACCCAGAGAAAGGCAGGCTCAGACTATGGCTAATGCGGTAGTGGCTGCAAAAAAGCAGGACAATCCGGATATGACAAAGGGCGAGCTCAAGAAAGCAAGCCAGCAGGCGCTTACTCAGGCTCGTGCCTCTGTTGGTGCAAAGCGAGAGACCATCAAGATTACAGACCGTGAATGGGAAGCAATTCAAGCTGGAGCTATTAGCGAGAATAAGCTTACCCAAATCATCGACAATGTGGACATTGACAGTCTTAGACAGCGTGCAACACCGAGAGCGACAACAACTCTCAGCACTGCAAAGCAGAATAAGATCGCTTCAATGAATGCTTCTGGCTACAGCACATCGGAAATTGCTGAAGCTCTTGGTATTTCAACAAGCACAGTGTCTAATTACTTGAATTGAAAGGAGTGACTGGTATGAATGGTTCTTGTGCCCTTACCACATTTGACAACCCTTACGATCCATTTGAACAGTTCTCCGATTGGTTCCTGTTTGATGTAGAAAAGGGTTACAACACTTGCGCTTATCTCGACAGAATTGCTCACACTTCTGACCAATTCTCTGAAGAAGAAAACAATCAAGAGATTGAAAGAGCAATTGACGAGATCATTCGTTATGACTTCATGAACATTTACAAGAAAGTGAAGAGAACAAAGACAACGAAATCAGATAAGGCTTGAACTATAGGTTGAGGTCTAACACTCTTTGAATAAAATTTTTGTTTTCTTTTCTGAAAATATTTGAACTTGAAGTCAGCATAAACAAATTATCACTTGATCTGCACTACTGCCGCTGGGCTTAAAGGCATGGGGAGGGGGTCTCCAAAATCGCACCCCCTACCTCATCGCGGCGGTCTTAAAAAAATCTCCGGAGGGATATTTTTGGAATGGGGTTTACTCCTCGGGTGCAGTATTTGAACGAGCTTACAGGGTTGAAGCATTTTCCATAAAGTGTGAACATCTCCTTTCATGTTTCTTTTCTCCTTTCGGTGATTGGTGGAAAATCAGCTCTGTAAGTTCTTTCAAATACTGCACCTATTCTTACCCAAAAGAGCAACAGGTTGAGCAAAAAGTGCAGTACAAGTATGCGGATATGGCGGAACTGGCAGACGCAATAGACTCAGGATTTATTGGAGGCAACTCCGTGCAGGTTCGATTCCTGTTATCCGCACCAAATTTTTAAGAGAGGAGGCAGTGCTGATGCCAAAAGGTAAAGCTGCAAGCTCTTCCGACTCAAACAGCCCATTGAGACCGCCGACATCTCTCGAAGCGCAAGAGAACTTAATGATTTCTTTGGCGGTTCAATGTGCTGAAAAGCAGCTCAGAGACGGAACTGCTTCTTCTCAGGTCATAACACATTATCTGAAACTCGGTTCCAGTAAGGAACGAATTGAAAAGGAGATTCTGGAGAAGCAGAAAGAGCTTATCGAAGCTAAAACTAAAAATCTGAACTCCAACAGCGAAGCCAAAGAATTGTATAACAAGGCTCTCGAAGCGTTTAGGAGATATTCTGGTGCAGGCGGTGAAGACGATGAATATTAAAACTTATTCAGAGTTAATTACACTGCCTACATTTGAGGAACGCTTCCGTTATTTGAAACTTGACGGTTCTGTTGGAAAAGAAACTTTTGGTTTTAAGCGATGGCTGAATCAAGAATTCTATCATTCAGATATGTGGCTGCAATTCAGAGATGAAATCATTATTCGAGATGAAGGTTGCGATCTCGGTGTACCAGGTTACGAGATCTTCGGCTCAATATTGATTCATCATCTAAACCCAATTACTTATGAAGACATCTTAAATCGAAACCCATGTGTCTTCGATCCGGAGAATGCGATCTGTACGAAGTTGAACACGCATAATGCTATTCACTACGGCGATGAGAGTCTGTTGGTTCTTCCTCCGGTACAGCGCACACAAAACGATACCTGTCCCTGGCGAAAATAGTGAAAGGAGAAAATTTCAATGTCTAATGAGATTCATGAAAAATCTGTTCCTGATACTTCGGCTGAAATCGTCGAGGAACAGGAAACAGAGCTTTGCGAAGATGCTGCTCGAAATGTGATCGGTGTTGTCACGGATTGTCTGAAACTGAACATTCGTGAGAAACCCAGTATGGATTCCAAAGTAGTAACGGTTGCGACCTGTCTTGATGAGCTGGAAATTGACATGGGCGATTCCAATGATGATTGGTACGCTGTCTGCACTGCCGCCGGTATTGAAGGATTCTGCATGAAGAAATTTGTAGCCGTCAGGCAGTAAGGAGGAACGATATGGATAGCATACTGACATCGATCAAAAAGTTGCTCGGAATTGCTGAGGAGTACGAGCACTTTGACCAGGACATCGTAATGCATATCAATTCGGCATTCTCGGTCTTGACGCAACTCGGTGTCGGTCCCGAAGAAGGATTCCGTATCGAAGATGCGAGTAAGACCTGGTCCGAATTCCTGTACGACGATCCTCGTCTTGAATTCGTAAAAACTTTTATCTACCTGAAAGTAAAACTGGTGTTTGACCCGCCTTTAAGTTCTGCGGTCATGGAAGCAATTAACCGACAGATCAGCGAACTTGAATGGCGAATCAATGTGACAGTTGACCCGGATTAAATGTGAGAGGAGGATTTCAAAATGGATAATACAGCATTTGCCCATCACGGTATTCTCGGTCAGAAATGGGGCGTTCGTCGTTTCCAGAACAAAGACGGTACTCGTACTACAGCTGGGAAGAAAAGAGAGAGCTCTTCTAAATCTGATGCTCCTGCTCATGAGGACTACACTAAAGCTCATAACAGTAAGAGCGTTAAGTCCATGAGTGATGCAGAGCTCCGTAACCGACTGAACCGTCTTCAGATGGAGAAACAGTACAGTCAGTTGTCTTCAACTGATGTGAATCGTGGAAAAGAATATGTATCGAAAACGCTGAAAGTTGCCGGTACAATTGCAACTGCTACTTCGACTGCTTTAACCATTTACAATAACTATGGCAAGATCAAAGAAATTGTAAACGGTATGGCTAAGAAGGCTGGTTAAGGAGGCACTTATGGCATTATCAAACACTGCCGTTCCCAAGTATTATGGCATGTTTCGTGATGCCGTAATTCGAGGGGAGATTCCGGTTTGCAAAGAAATCTCTATGGAGATGAATCGTATTGATGATCTCATCGCTAATCCGGGTGTGTACTACGACGACCAAGCTGTTGAAGGGTGGATCGCTTATTGCGAGTCTGAACTAACTCTAACAGATGGTTCCGACCTTAGCCTTTTGGATAGTTTCAAACTTTGGGGTGAGCAGATCTTTGGTTGGTATTATTTTGTTGAACGAAGTGTGTACCAGCCGAATCCAGATGGTCATGGTGGACACTATGTTCGCAAGAATGTGAAAAAGAGGTTGATCAATAAACAGTATTTGATTGTTGCACGAGGCGCCGCCAAATCAATGTACGGCTCAACTCTACAAGGTTACTTTCTGAATGTTGATACCTCTACTACCCATCAGATCACAACGGCTCCAACAATGAAGCAGGCGGAAGAGGTTATGTCTCCTCTTCGTACCGCTATCACCCGTTCGAGAGGACCGCTGTTTCAGTTCTTGACGGAAGGCTCTTTACAAAACACAACTGGTTCCAAAGCGAATCGCACAAAGTTAGCCTCTACGAAAAATGGCGTTGAAAACTTTCTGACAGGTTCGCTTCTTGAGGTCAGACCTATGAGCATCAATAAGCTCCAGGGTCTACAAATCAAGGTCGCTACCGTTGATGAGTGGCTTTCCGGTGACATTCGAGAGGATGTTATCGGTGCTATTGAGCAAGGCGCATCCAAGGTGAACGACTATATCATTGTTGCAATCAGCTCAGAAGGTACAGTTCGTAACGGAAGCGGTGACACCATCAAAATGGAGTTGATGGACATCCTTAAGGGCGACTACATCAATCCTCATGTTTCGATTTGGTGGTACAAGCTCGATTCCATTGACGAAGTTGGAGACCCGGAAATGTGGCTCAAGGCTAATCCTAATCTTGGAAAAACCGTAAGCTACGAAACTTACCAGTTGGATGTGGAAAGAGCAGAAAAAGCTCCCGCTGCCCGAAACGATATTCTTGCAAAGCGGTTTGGCCTGCCTATGGAGGGCTACACTTATTACTTCACTTATGAAGAAACTCTTCCACATCGAAAGAGGGATTTCTGGCAGATGCCGTGTTCCCTCGGTGCAGATTTGTCACAGGGTGACGACTTCTGTGCTTTTACATTTCTGTTCCCTCTGCCAAATGGTTCTTTTGGCATTAAGACACGAAACTACATTACCTCTACAACTTTAATGAAGCTGCCTGCTGCTATGAGGATCAAGTACGATCAATTCATGGCGGAGGGCAGTTTAATTGTTTTAGAGGGTGCCGTACTAAACATGATGGATGTCTATGAAGATTTAGACAACCACATTCAAGAGTGCGGATATGATGTTCGGTGTCTTGGGTTTGACCCTTATAACGCGAAAGAATTTGTAGCGAGATGGGAATCGGAAAATGGTCCGTTTGGAATCGAGAAAGTTATCCAGGGCGCCAAAACCGAGTCGGTTCCGCTTGGAGAACTGAAAAAGCTTTCTGAAGAAAGAATGCTTATCTTCGATGAGGATCTTATGACCTTTGCTATGGGTAACTGCATTACCCTTGAAGATACAAACGGAAACCGTAAGCTTTTGAAAAAGCGATATGAGCAAAAAATCGATGCTGTTGCTGCAATGATGGATGCCTATATTGCTTATAAACTCAATCGAGACGCATTTGAATAAGGAGGTGGTCAAGTTGGATGAGATGTACCATCACGGTATTCTCGGTCAGAAATGGGGCGTTCGTCGTTTCCAGAACAAAGACGGAACTTTGACCGCCGCAGGTCAAAAGCGTTTGGAAAAGAAAGACGCAAAATGGGCTCATAAAAACCATGACAAAATCGTGTCTAAAGCCCGCAAAGATGTTTCCAAAGAACTCGATCAGTATGCCAATCAACTATTAAAAAATCCTTCTTCCGTGACATCGAAAGGTAAAATCAGCTCCTCGGCTATCAATTCCTATAATCGGAAAATGGCTGAGTTGATGAATGAGTCCGTTAAAAATGTTACCGCACCTTCAGGGCGTGTCGTTCAATTCGTTGCAAAACGAGGCGAAGTCGGTGTACATATGGCTCTGGCTGACAGAGGCTATGATATGCAGCAGCTGAAGAACGGTATCTGGGCTTCCGGTCGAGTTGCCTATAAGAAGAAAAATGTTGATATGGTTTAAGGAGGTGATGATTCAAAATGGAGATGTCTTTTGGTTCCAGACTGAAACATGCTTGGAATGCGTTTACCGGTAATGTTCAAATGAATTACCGGGATTTAGGTATGAGCTATTCATACCGAGCTGACCGACCAAGAATGTCCAGAGGCAATGAAAGATCGATCGTTACATCGGTGTATAACCGAATTGCGCTTGATGTTGCTGCACTGAATGTTCAGCATGTCCGTCTGGATGAAAATGGGCGTTTTCTTTCGGTCATCGATGACGGATTGAATAATTGCCTCACTTTGGAAGCAAATGTCGATCAGACTGCACGGTCGTTCATTCAAGATGTAGTTATCTCTATGTTTGATGAAGGAAGCGTGGCAATCGTTCCGGTCGACACAACGACTGACCCAAATGTGTCCGGTTCGTATGACATACAGTCTTTGCGCGTCGGGCAGATTTTAGACTGGTATCCGCAGTATATCCGTGCTCGTGTGTACAATGAACAGACGGGCAGAAAGGAAGACATTGTGGTACCAAAAAGTGCAGTGGCTATCATTGAGAATCCACTGTACGCAGTTATCAATGAGCCAAACTCAACTATGCAGCGGCTCATTCGTAAACTTAACCTACTTGATGTCATTGATGAACAGAGTGGATCTGGGAAACTCGATTTGATTATCCAGCTTCCCTATGTCATCAAGACAGAAGCAAGGCGTCAACAGGCCGAAAATCGGCGTAAAGATATAGAAAGCCAGTTGTCTGGTTCAAAGTATGGTATCGCTTATACCGATGGTACTGAGCATATCACGCAGTTGAATCGTTCCGTGAATAACAACCTGATGTCCCAGATTGAATACTTGACGAGTATGCTATACAGCCAGTTGGGAATCACTCAGAGCATTTTGGATGGAACAGCGGACGAGAAGACAATGCTGAACTACAACAATCGGACAATCGAGCCGATCATTTCCGCTATTGTTGATGAGATGAAACGAAAGTTTCTGACCAAAACTGCCCGATCACAACAACAGTCGATTTCGTTCTTCAGAGACCCGTTCAAGCTGGTTCCTGTTAATGAAATTGCTGAGATTGCTGACAAGTTCACGAGAAATGAAATCATGACTTCGAATGAAATTCGTCAGGTAGTTGGTATGAAACCTTCTGAAGATCCGAGAGCCGACGAACTCAGAAACAAGAATCTGAGTGAGCCGTCCGGTTCCAATCAGCAGTCGGAAGAAGCACCGATCACCACAGACAATTCAGTTGAAGAGTCAGCAAGTGATTTGGACGACAAAATCTCTAAGCAAAAATCGAAAAAGTAAGGAGGAAATTCAAAATGAGTAGACCTTTTTCGGTTGAGGCTTGTGATTTCAGCGGCTGGGCAACCCGAAACGACCTTAAGTGTTCCGATGGACGAGTAATTCGTCGGGACGCCTTTAAGAATAACGACGGTATTAAAGTTCCGCTGGTCTGGAATCATCAGCACAACAGTCCTCGTGATGTTCTCGGTCATGCATGGCTTGAGAACCGTGAGGAAGGTGTTTACACCTATGGCTTTCTCAATGACACTGCTGATGGTGAAATTGCGAAAGTCCTTATCAAGCACGGTGACATCTGTGCTCTGTCCATTTACGCCAATCAGCTCCAGCAGGCTGGTTCCGATGTGCTGCATGGTTGTATTTGCGAAGTGAGCCTGGTGCATAAGGGTGCTAACCCCGGTGCATTTATCGATTCCATGCTGAAGCACGGCGAAATGTCCGATGATGAAGCTATCATCTATACCGGAATGCCTCTTTGCCTTTCCCATTCTACTGAGTCTAAGGATGAGCAGAAAGAAGGGGAAAAGAAGGAGGATACCAAAGAGGACAAGCCTGCTGAAAACAAGGAAGAGAAGAAGGACAATGAAGAGACGATCGCTGATGTGATTGATTCCATGTCTGAGAAGCAGCAGAATGTCATGTATGCACTTATCGCACAGGCTCTCGAAGGTGAACCCGAAAAGGAATCCAAAGATGATTCCGACAACAAATCTGAATCCAATAAGGAGGATAACACAATGAAACATAATGTCTTTGACAACGATCAGCAGAAGAAGACCGAGGTTCTGTCTCACGCTGACCAGGCAAGCATCATTTCCATGGCTAAGTCCAACAGCGTCGGCAGTCTCCGTACTGCTATGGACATTTACGCAGAGCAGAATCCTGACAGTGTTCTGGCTCACGGCATCGATGGTATCGAAACTCTGTTTCCTGAGTACAAGGATGTCCGTCCCGGTGCTCCTGAACTGCTTACCACTGACCAGGGTTGGGTAAACGAGGTTCTGAAGAAGGTTCATAAGAGCCCTATCTCCCGTATCCGTACCCGTCAGGCTGACCTGCGTAACATTGAGGCTCTTCGTGCCAAGGGTTACAAGAAGGGCACTCAGAAGGGTTATGTCGGCAATATCCAGCTGCTCCACAGAACTACCGATCCTCAGACCGTGTATGTAAAGAGCAAGCTCGACCGTGACGACATTATCGATATTCAGGACTTTGATGTGGTGCAGTACCTGTACGGCATCGACCGTATGAATCTGAACGAGGAGCTGGCAACGGCTATCATGATCGGCGATGGTCGTGAGGTTGGTGCTGACGGTAAGATCGCTGAGGATAAGATTCGCCCGATCTGGCTGGATGACGAGCTGTACACCATTCATGCTGATGTCGACATTGCCGGCATGAAGAGCACGCTTCAGGGCACCAACACTTCCGCCAATTTCGGCGAGAATTACATTTATGCAGAAGCCGTGATCCAGTCTCTGCTGTACGCTCGTGAGAAGTATAAGGGTTCTGGCACTCCCGACTTCTACTGCACGCCTCATCTGGTCAATGTCATGCTGTTTGCCCGTGACCTGAATGGTCGCCGCATCTATGACAAGGTCAGTGATCTGGCTGCGGCTCTGAATGTCGGTCAGATCATTACGGCGGAGCAGTTCGAGGGTAAGACTCGTACTACTACGGACAGCAAGACCAAGAAGCTTCTGGGTCTTATGGTCAACCTGGCTGACTATTCTCTGGGTGCTACCAAGGGCGGTGAAATCACTCACTTCACTGATTTCGACATCGACTTCAACCAGGAGAAGAGCCTGCTGGAGACTCGTTGCTCCGGTGCTAACACTCGTGTTATGTCCGCTATTGCTCTGGAAGAGGATGTCACTGACCGCCCTTAACGAGTCTCACGGTTGAACCTGCGGACGGTGAGACGGAATTGCTCGGTAAAACCGCAGCAGATTTGCAGGAGAATGTTGCAATCTCCGGTAGAGAAATTACCGGTACGCTGAAGCTGGTCACCGATTACACGGGATTCAGCAGTGCGACCGATGAACAGAGTGGTAACTATCTCGCTCTGCATGTAACTCAGGAACCGGAAGATGCAACGGTTACAGTGGAACTGATTGGCGGTAAGAACGGAGCAGTCGAACTGGACGACGATGGTTTGATTGTGCTGAAGATCGCCGATACGGCAAAGCAGTCGGTAAAGGTTACTGTCACCAATGGTGAAGATACCGCCACAAAGACTTATAGTCTTAAGGGACTGACCTTGGCGACTGAGTAAGGAGTGAAAATTCAAAATGGCTAAATTTTATGGAGTAATTGGCTACGCTGTAACAGAAGAGACTAAGCCGGGTGTTTGGACGGAGAAGATTATCGAGCGTATGTACTATGGTGATTTAACCCGTAACACCCATAGGCTTCAGTCTGCGGAACAACTCAACGACAACATCAATGTTGCGAATGAGATCAGTATCGTAGCCGATCCATTTGCCAATGAGAATTTTCATTCGATGAGGTATGTTGAGTTTATGGGTGCTAAATGGAAAGTGTCAAGCGTTGAAGTTCAGTACCCAAGACTTATACTGACTGTGGGAGGTGTATACAATGGCGAGCAGGCTTGATCTGCAAACTTTCCTGGAAGAAATCCTTGAAAGCAGAAATGTGTATTTTCAACCTCCCGAGTCGGTAAAAATGAAATACCCCGCTATCGTTTATGCACTTGACGACATCGAGAATGTGCACGCCGATAACGGGGTTTATTCATCTCACAGACATTATTCGGTCACCGTCATTGACTCTGATCCGGATAGCGAGCTTGTCGGTAAGGTGGCTTCTATACCTACCTGCCGATTTGAACGATATTATGCAAGCGAGAACCTGAATCATTGGAATTTCTCGCTCTATTTCTGATAAGGAGGAATATATTTATGTCCAAAATCATTTGGGATAAAACTGGCGAGCGCCTGTATGAAACCGGCTGTGACCATGGCGTTCTCTATCCGATGCAGACCGGTGGCGTTTACAACAAGGGCGTTGCATGGAATGGTCTGACTGCCGTTACCGAGAGTCCTTCCGGTGCTGAGGCTTCCCCGATTTACGCCGATAACATCAAGTATGTGAACCTGGTTTCCAATGAGGAGTTCGGTGCTACCGTCGAGGCGTATATGTACCCCGATGAGTTTGCCGAGTGCGATGGTTCCGTTGAGATCATGCCCGGTATGTATGCCGGTCAGCAGTCCCGTAAGACTTTCGGTCTGGCATATCGCACCATTCTGGGCAACGATACCGACCTGAACGATTACGGCTACAAGCTGCATCTGGTCTACGGCTGTCTGGCTGCTCCTTCTGAGAAGGGCTATAGCACTGTTAATGACAGCCCTGAGGCGGCTACTCTGTCCTGGGAGATCAGCACCACGCCTGTCTCTATCAACAAGCTGGTCAACGGTAAGAAGCTGAAGCCGACTGCCACTCTGACCTTTGATTCCACCAAGTTCAGTGCCGAGTTCATGTCCAAGCTGGAAGAGATCCTGTACGGTAAGGACCCGACTACTGATGGTGGTAACGATGGTGTTGAGCCTCGTCTGCCTCTACCTGATGAGATCATTGAGATCTTCGATAAGCTTCAGGCTGCCGGCTAATTTGTAAGAATTATGGAGCCGTATTCAGGTAAGCTGGCGGCTCCTACTTTTTTAATTTGAAAGGAGAAAATTTCAATGACTAAGGAAACTATCACTTATACCGATCTGAATGGTGTTCAGAGAACTGAAGATTTTTACTTCGACCTGTCCAAGCCTGAAATCGTAAAGATGCAGGCGAGTGCCAAGGGCGGCTACGATGTTCAGCTCAAGAGTATCGCTGCCAGTCCGAATGGGGCTCTTATCATGGAGTTCTTCGAGAACTTTATTAAAACCGCCTATGGCGAGAAGAGCGATGACGGCAGACGCTTCATGAAGTCCGAGGAAATTTCCAGAAGCTTTATGGAAACTCCCGCTTATGAGGTGCTGTTTGAGAAGCTTGTCACTGATGCCGGCGCTGCATCCGAATTTGTCAACCGTGTGATGCGTGCTAACGGCAATAAACAGGCTGCGCCCATCGCATCTAATTAAAGAAAGCTCGGAGGACTAAGGAATGCTGAAAATTACTGTGCCGGCTGCCGAGTTTTGGGATGAAATTCATGAAGAATTTGTCTATAAGAAAGAGCAGACTTTGCAGTTGGAGCATTCCTTAGTCTCTCTTTCAAAATGGGAAAGCAAATGGAATAAGGCATTTCTTGGAAAACAAGAAAAAACCGATGCGGAAATTCTTGATTATGTACGATGTATGACCTTAACCCAGAATGTCGATCCCGAAGTATATACTCGGCTGTCTGCTGAAAACTACGCCGCCATTAACGCGTACATCGAAGCACCTATGACTGCTACTTGTCTTATCGAGGACAAGCAGACCAGAGGTAATAAGGAAACGGTTACATCGGAGCTTATTTACTACTGGATGATTTCTTATAACATCCCTGTGGAGTTTCAAAAATGGCATCTAAACCGACTGTTGACTCTCATACGGGTATGTAATGTCAAGAACTCTCCGCCTAAACGAAGAAGTAAGCGTGAAATGTGGAATCGTAATGCAGCTATTAACGCTGCTAATCGAAAACGCTTTGGCTCTAAGGGGTGATCGAATGAACAGACGATGCCGAAAATGTGTGTTAAGGCGAGTTTGCCATAAGAAACAGCCTTACAATAACTGGCTTAAAACTTTTACCAAAAAAGCAGTAGCAATCATTCTGGCGGTTTCACTGATTGATCTGCAACTGTCTTATGTGCTTGCGTTTATGGGGCAAGTACAAATTGCGGAATCGCTTTCCAGCACAATAGCGTCGACAGTTGTCGGGGTTATGCTTGGCTACTTTTTCAAAGCTCTTTTCGAAACATTCTTCGAAAGGCGTGAAGAACGACTCAAGCAGGAAAGTGAACCGGAAGAAAATACGAATTATGAGGAGGTTTAGTTATGCCTATCAGTTTTTTGACTACAGCACTGTTGATCGTATCCGTTATCACAAATCTGACAGTGGAGGGCATTAAGAAGCTGCTTGACGGAACAAAGGTCAAGTATTCTTCTAATGTTCTTGCGGCAGTTCTGTCCGTCCTGATCGCCTGTGCTGTTAGCGTGATTTACCTTATTATGACCGACACTGTCTTTACTATGAAGATTGGGGTTGAGATCGTCGTTCTGATGTATCTGGGCTTCCTGATCTCTACGGTTGGTTATGACAAGGTTATTCAGATGCTGAAACAGATTCAGAGCGTGAAGGAGGAAACGAAAAATGAGTAACAGTCCTTTGGTATCTTATACCAAGTTAAGTCCTAATCATTCCGGACAGAGAACCCATGCTGTTGACCGTATCACGCCTCATTGTGTAGTTGGTCAGTGCTCGGTGGAAACCCTTGGCAATATTTTTGCTCCGACTTCCAGACAGGCTTCCTGTCAGTATGGTATCGGCGTAGATGGTCGAGTAGGTATGTATGTGGAAGAGAAGAACCGTTCCTGGTGTTCTTCCTCTAATGCAAACGACCAGCGTGCGATCACAATAGAGTGCGCCAGCGATGCTACGCATCCTTACGCGTTCAACGACACGGTGTATGCGAAACTGATCGAGCTTTGCACAGACATTTGTAAACGCTACGGAAAAACCAAGCTGCTTTGGTTCGGCGATAAAACAAAGACTCTGAATTACGAGCCTGCCTCCAATGAAATGGTTCTGACCGTACATCGTTGGTTCGCTAATAAGAGCTGTCCGGGTGACTGGATGTACGCTCGAATGGGTGACCTTGCGTCTAAAGTCACAGCGAAACTCGGAGGCTCTACTGGAGGAAGCGAGAAACCTGGCGATGATAATCAGGTGCTTTATCGGGTACAGACAGGTGCTTTCAGCAACAAGGCAAACGCTGATGCGATGCTTCAGAAAGTGAAAGCCGCCGGTTTTGATACTTACATGGTAAAGGTAGATAACCTTTACAAGATTCAGGTTGGCGCCTTCAGCAAGAAAGCGAATGCCGATGCGATGGCTGCAAAGCTGAAAGCCGCTGGATTCGATACTTATGTAACGACTAAAAGTGGGACAGCGGTTTCGGCATCTTCAGCCAAGAAAAGCACTGACCAGGTTGCCCGTGAAGTAATTCAGGGCCTGTGGGGTAATGGTGCTGATAGAATCAATCGTCTGAAGGCAGCTGGTTACGATCCTTCCGTAATACAGAATCGGGTTAATCAGCTTCTTAAATAAGGAGGTCCGTGAATGATAAGGTTCAGTCACAAGGGAGACTTCTCTAAAGTTACACGCTTTTTGGAGAGGGCAAAAGAAGTGGTCCATCTCGGAGACATCGACAAGTATGGCCGAGAAGGGGTCGCTGCTCTTGCGTCTGCAACGCCTGTCGATTCCGGTTTGACCGCCAGTTCGTGGTATTACGAAATCGTAAACCGAAATGGATCTGCAAAGATCACCTTTTACAACTCAAATATTCAAAATGGGGTTCCGATAGCGATCATTCTGCAATATGGTCACGGAACTCGTAACGGAGGCTGGGTACAGGGTCGAGACTACATCAATCCTGCTATCCAGCCTATTTTCGACAAAATTGCAAATGAAGCATGGAAGGAGGTTACGAAGCTATGAGTAAAACAATCGACGAAAGAGTCGTAGAAATGCGGTTTGACAATAAGCAGTTTGAGAGCAATGTTCAAACCAGTTTGTCCACCATTGAAAAATTAAAGAAGAGTTTGGATATGGATGGCGCTACAAAGGGTCTTGAAAGCATCGACAGCGCTGCTAAGAAAGTCGATATGTCGGGGCTTGGCTCTGCGGTTGAAACAGTAAAGACTCGATTCTCGGCATTGGAAGTCATGGCTGTAACCGCCCTCGCAAACATCACCAACTCGGTTGTGAACACCGGTAAACAGATGCTCCATTCCTTGACAATTGAACCTATCAGTCAAGGCTTTGAGGAATACGAGCTGAAGATGGGGTCAATTCAGACCATCATGATGAGCACCGGCGCATCCCTTGAAGAAGTTAACAAGTATCTTCAGGAATTGAATACATACTCGGATAAGACCATTTACTCCTTCCAGGATATGACTTCCAACATCGGTAAATTTACCAACGCTGGTGTCGGTCTTGAGGATGCAGTTATGGCTATTCAGGGTGTGTCAAATGTTGCTGCTGTTTCCGGTGCTAACGCAAACGAGGCATCCCGTGCCATGTATAACTTTGCGCAGGCTTTGTCTGCCGGTTATGTCAAGCTGATCGACTGGAAATCCATTGAGAATGCTAATATGGCAACCGTTGAATTTAAGACCCAGCTTCTTGAGTCAGCTGTTGCCTGCGGCACCTTGACTAAAACTGCCGACGGCATGTATAAGACGGTTAAGGGTAATGTCATCGATGCCACACACGGTTTCAATGATTCTTTGCAGGATCAGTGGATGACCACAGAAGCTCTTGTTGGCACGCTTCGTAATTACGCCGATGAAACAACTGAAATAGGTGCGAAAGCATTCGCTGCTGCACAGGATGTTAAGACATTTACCCAGTTGATGGATACTCTGAAGGAAGCTGTAGGCTCTGGATGGGCGAACACATGGGAAATTCTGTTCGGTGATTTCGAAGAAGCTAAGGAGCTTTGGACTGGGCTCAGCCAGGTTATTGGCGGATTTATCGATGCCTCAGCAGATGCTCGTAACGAGATGTTGCAAGGATGGAAAGATCTTGGCGGAAGAACCAAACTGATCGAAGCACTCAAAAATGCTTTTGAAGGCGTTCAGAGTGTTATTAAGCCGATCTACGAAGCATTCCGTGAGATATTCCCCCCGACCACAGCCAAACAGCTTTACGATATCACCGAGAATCTGCGAAAATTCACAGCAAATTTGAAGCTTAGTGATACAGCTTCGGCAAATCTAAAATCCACTTTCAAAGGCTTGTTTGCGATCTTGGATATCGTTAAGCAAGCCTTTTCTGCTATATTTACGGCAATCAAACCGTTGTTCGGTGGGTTTGGAACGCTCGGAGATGGAATTCTTGGTTTCACCGGCGGGATTGGCGATGCTATCGTTGCCTTTGATGAGTTTATCAAAACAAGCGGAGCATTCCAGAAAGTCGGTGAAGGCATTGCTGCGGTCATTCGGACAATTATGACTGCTTTATCGACACTGAAGAATAAGATCAAAGAGAAATTCGAATCTGCCAATTTCGAGCTATTCCACTCTCTACTTGAGCGAATTCATGAGAGAATGGCGCAGGTCGGAGAAGTAGCCGGCGAGATGAAATCCGGCGTTATCGTCGCCTTTGAAGTCATTGGCGAAACTCTCGCTAATTGTCAGTTTATTCAGCTTCTTTCTGCCGTATGGAACGCCGTTAAAACAATCGGCAGCGGCATTGTGAAAATCCTTGGCGAACTCGGCAGCTCCTTGGCGAAGAATCTCGGCGAAGCCAATTTCAGTGGAATCATTGATCTACTGAACGGAATCTCCTTCGGTGCTATTGCGGTCGGCATCACGAAGTTTGTCGGCACCTTCCGAGAAGCTATCGAAGACATCGGTAGTTTCAAAGAATCCTTTATCGGGATTCTCGACAGCGTCCGAGGATGCTTTGAAGCTTACCAGAATCAGTTACAGGCAGGTACATTGCTGAAAATTGCATCGGCTATTGCCATTCTCACAGCATCTTTGATTGCACTTAGTCTCGTAGACAGCGAAAAGCTGAATGTGGCTCTTGGAGCAATCACTGTACTGTTTGCTGATCTTCTCGCTTCTATGGCGGTGTTTAACAAGATCAGTGGTCAGGCAACCGGTGTGATGAAGAGCGTAACGGCTATGCTCGGTATCGCTACGGCAGTGCTGATTTTGGCAAGTGCGCTCAAAAAGATTGCTGACCTGGATGCAAAGCAGCTTACTACTGGTCTGATTGGTGTTGCGGGTTTAACCACTATGATGGTTGCCGCAGCCAAGGCTATGAGCTCTAATAGCAAAGCCATCATTAAAGGTGCCACTCAAATGGTTATCTTTGCTGCTGCAATTAAAATTCTTGCTTCTGTTTGTGAGCAACTTGCTCAACTGGATTGGAATCAGCTTGCCAAAGGTCTTGTGGGTGTCGGCGTTTTGCTGGCAGAAGTTTCTCTGTTCCTGAGAACCGCAAAATTCAGCGGCAAATCCATTACTACAGCTACCGGCATTGTAATTCTTTCAGCAGCAATTAAAGTGCTGGCTTCTGCCTGCAAGGACTTCGGCGAAATGAAATGGGAAGACATCGGTAAGGGGCTTATCTCTATTGCCGCCCTTCTTGCCGAGATCACCGTGTTCACAAAACTTACCGGTAATGCTCAAAATGTCATTTCTACGGGTGTGGCATTGATCGCAATTGCCGCTGCTATGAAAATCCTCGCTTCTGCGGTTAAGGATTTCTCAACTATGCAGTGGGATGAGATCGCTCGTGGTCTAACTGCTATGGCGGGTGCGCTCGCTGCAATCACTGTGGCAGTTAAATTCATGCCGAGTAATATGGCTGGTATCGGTGCCGGTTTGGTGATCGTTGCTGCGGCACTTGTCGTTCTTGCAACAGCTCTTGAGAAGATGGGAAATCTAAGCTGGGAGCAGGTGGCAAAGGGTCTTATTACTCTCGGTGGAGCAATGACTATTCTTGCCATTGGGTTAAACGCTATGACAGGCACTCTTGCCGGTTCTGCGGCTCTGCTCGTTGCTGCGAGTGCACTCTTGGTGCTCACTCCGGTACTGGCTATTCTCGGTGCCATGAGTTGGAGCTCCATCGTAAAAGGTCTCGTTACCCTGGCTGGCGCATTTGCCGTCCTCGGTATTGCAGGTGCTGTACTCACTCCGCTGGTCCCTTCTATTCTTGCTTTGAGTGGCTCTTTGGCACTGATTGGAGTAGCGGTTGTCGGCATTGGTGCCGGTCTTGCTTTGGCAGGTGCAGGCTTATCTGCTTTGGCAGTAGGCTTGACAGCTCTCGCTGCTGCGGGAACCGCCGGTGCTACAGCTATCGTTGCTTCTTTGACCGTTATTATCACGGGAGTAGCAGGGCTTATCCCCGCTATTGTGGCTAAGATCGGTGAGGCGATTGTCGAATTCTGCAAAGTTATCGCAGATAGTGCAGGTGCCATTGGAGAAGCAGTTAAGGCGGTTGTTCTTATGCTGGTGGATGTGCTCGTTGAGTGTGTTCCGGCTATCGCTGATGGAGCATTGAAGCTTATTGCCGGTGTTCTTGAAGCATTGGTGGAATATACCCCGTCCATTGTAGACTCTATCTTCCAGTTCCTTATCGCTGTACTTGAAGGTGTCGCTAAGAACCTCCCCGGTCTGATTCAGGCTGCGGTGGATGTATTGATGGCATTCTTCTCGGGTATTGTAGATGCGCTTAAGGGTATCGATACTGAAACTCTTCTTCAGGGAATTGTCGGTATCGGTCTGCTTGCAGCGATTATGGCTGCTTTGAGCGCAGTGGCTGCTCTGGTTCCCGGTGCAATGCTGGGCGTTCTCGGTATGGGTGCTGTCATCGCTGAACTTGCTCTTGTACTCGCTGCGGTCGGCGCTTTGGCACAAATTCCGGGCTTGAACTGGCTTATCAACGAAGGAGGCAATCTGCTTCAGGGAATTGGCACAGCAATCGGTAAGTTTGTTGGCGGTATCGTCGGCGGCTTTATGAGTGGCGTATCCAGTCAATTCCCGCAAATTGGTTCTGACCTTTCCGGTTTCATGACCAATGTTCAGCCGTTCCTTGACGGTGCGGCTTCTATAGATCCGGCTATGCTGGATGGCGTCAAGGCTCTTGCAGAAACGATTCTTATCCTGACAGCCGCAAATATTTTGGATGGACTGACCTCGTGGTTCACCGGCGGAAGCTCGCTTTCCGGCTTTGCTGAAGAGATGGTTCCGTTCGGAAAAGCCATGAAACAATTCTCTGATGAAATTAGCGGTATCGATGGAGAAGCAGTTTCTAATGCTGCAATCGCAGGTAAGACTCTTGCAGAGATGGCTGATACGCTTCCTAATACCGGTGGCGTTGTTGGTTTCTTTGCCGGAGAAAACGACATGAATGCGTTCGGCGAACAGCTTATTCCATTTGGTCGCGCCATGCGTAACTTTGCAAACGAAGTTGCTGGAATTGACGCCAGTGTTATTACAGAAGCGGCTACCGCTGGTAAAGCACTTGCGGAGATGGCAAGCACTGTTCCGAATAGTGGCGGTGTTGTCGGCTTCTTCGCCGGAGAGAACGATATGGACGATTTCGGAGAACAGCTGGTTCCTTTCGGCAGAGCAATGAAGAATTTCTCCGATGCCGTTTCCGGACTGAAAGCCGATGTCATTCAAAATAGCGTTACCGCAGGTCAGGCTTTGCTTGAACTTGCAAATACAGTGCCGAATACGGGCGGTGTTGTATCCTGGTTTACGGGCGACAACGATCTTGAGACCTTTGGTGAACAACTCGTTCCATTTGGTACTGCAATGAAAAACTATTCTTTGGCTGTAACAGGATTGGACGCATCCGTTGTCACAAACTCTGCAAATGCAGCCAAAGCTCTGGTCGAACTTTCAAACAATTTGCCGAATAGCGGCGGCATCGTATCCTGGTTTACAGGAGATAACGATATTGCAAGCTTCGGTGAGCAGTTAGTATCTTTCGGACAGTCATTTGCTGCATACTACACCAGTGTCAGCGGAGTGGATGTGGCTAAGTTGAGTGGCGTGGTTGTTGAGTTCAGAAACCTTGTGGACTTGGCAAACGGCATTAAGAGCGTTGATACAAGCGGAATGTCTACATTTGCTCAAAATCTTACGAATTTGGGCAATGCGGGTATTGACGGCTTCATCAATGCTTTTACGAATGCGAATTCTCGTGTAAGCACCGCTGCAAACACAATGGTTACTACATTCATCAATGCCGCTAAAGCACAACAAGGGAATCTGACAAGCACCTTCACTACCATGATTAACGGCATTGTTACTACTTTTACAAGTAAGTACAGTCAGTTTACGGTCATGGGACAGACTATGATGACCAATTTTATCTCTGGTATTCGTACCGGAGACGCATCGGCTCGGTCGGCATTTGTCACAATCGTATCCGGTTGTCTGACAGCAATCCGAAATAAGTTCTACGAGTTTAACACCGTTGGACAGACTACGATGACAAACCTCATTGCTGGCATCCGAACAAAGAACCAGCTTGCGAAAGACGCCTTTGTTCAGATCATTAACAGTTGTCTGACAGCAATCCGGAACAAATACACCGACTTCTATAACGCCGGTAAGTATCTTGTTGAAGGGTTTGCCGCTGGCATTACCGCCAACACCTACATGGCTGAAGCGAGAGCAAGAGCTATGGCAAGAGCAGCGGCAGCGGCAGCAGAAGCGGAACTCGACATCAACTCACCGTCTAAAGTCGGTTATCGAATTGGCGGTTTCTTTGGTATGGGTTTTGTTAATTCTCTGATCGACTATACCGATAAGTCCTATGACGCCGGTGCATCTGTTGCAAAGTCGGCTAAAGAGGGACTTCGCAATGCGGTTTCCAAGATCGGTGACTTCATTGAAAACGGGATTGACTCTCAACCGACGATTCGACCGTTGCTTGATCTGTCCGATGTAACGGAGGGAGCCGGCAGGTTATCCGCACTTCTGAGCCGGAATCAGGCAATGAAGATCAGCGCCGGTATGGAGCGTGAGGGCGGCAGTGTCGTTCAAAATGGCGGTACTACACCTACCTCTGGAAACAACTACAATTTCACACAAAATAACTATTCGCCTAAGGCACTGTCGAGAATTGATATTTATCGTCAGACTAAGAACCAGTTCTCGGCATTGAAAGGATTGGTGGAAACATGATTCATTCATTCGCTATCACCAATTACTTAGGTGATAGGATCAAACTTGACTTGAGGGAGCCTGAGGTTTCGGGCTTCCTCATCAAGTCTGTAACCGGCTTAGGTCCGGTCAAAGCAACTGTCAACACGACGGAAGTCGTCACCAATGACGGCTCTATGTTTAACTCCGCCAGACTGAGTCAGCGGAACATCGTTTTCCAAATCGTATTTGTTGATACGGTTTACGGAGAAACAATCGAGGATGTGCGACAGAAATCCTACAAATACTTTCCGGCAAAGAAAAATGTTGAGATCATTATTGAAACCGATAACCGATATGTACGAACAAGCGGCTATGTGGAATCAAATGAGCCAAACATTTTCAGCTCGCAGGAAGGGACATCGATCTCGATCATTTGCCCTGACCCGTTCTTCTATTCAGCCGGAGAGGATGGAAACAACGTAACGGATTTCTACAGTATTGACCCGATGTTTGAGTTTCCGTTCTCAAATGAGTCACTGACAGAACCTTTACTTGTATTTGGTGAAATCCAAATCAAGACTGAGGGTGTCATCACTTACTACGGCGATGCCGAAATCGGTGTAACGATCTATATTCATGCAATCGGTCCGGCAAGCAACATCAATATTTACAATACCGAAACCAGAGAAGTTATGAAGATCGATACCGTGAAGCTTCAAAAACTGACGGGAAAAGGTATCGTCGCAAGTGACGATATCGTTATCAACACTTCAAAGGGCGATAAGAGCATTACTTTGATTCGTGAAGGTGTTTCTTACAACATCCTGAACTGCTTGGATAAGAATACCGACTGGTTCACGCTGGCAAAAGGCGATAACATCTTCGCATTTACTGCTGACAGCGGCGTTACCAATCTTCAGTTCAGAATCGAAAACAAAGTCATCTATGAGGGGGTATAACTATGGAACTTTTGGTCTTAAACACCGACTTTGAGTCCATAGCCGTCATAGACACTTATGAATCCATGATATGGACTGATCGGTATAATTCATATGGAGATTTCGAAATCTTCTTTGCTATGGATACACAACTCTTGCAGTATTTGAAAGAGGATTACTATCTGTGGCTGAAGGATTCGGAGCACTGTATGATTATCGAGGACATCAAGATCAATGCCGATACAGAGGAAGGAAATCATCTTATTGTCACAGGCAGATCACTGGAGTCCATCCTTGAGCGCCGCATCATCTGGGGGCAGCGAATCTTCAATGGAAATCTTCAAAATGGCATCCAGACGATGTTGAATGAGTGTATCATTTCACCGTCTATTGTCGATCGAAAGATTTCTAACTTTGTGTTTGTTCCTTCTGTCGATCCTAAAATCACAAGCCTGAAAATCGACAATCAATACACAGGTGACTGCCTGTACGATGTCATTAAGGGACTTTGCGAGGAAAACAATATAGGGTTCAAGATCGTACTGACAGATGAAAATAAGTTTGCATTCAGTCTGTATGCCGGCGTTGATCGCTCTTATGAGCAGACAGAAAATCCGTATGTTGTTTTCTCTCCGAACTTTGAGAACATCATCAACAGCAACTACTATTCATCCAAAGCGAGTTTCCGAAATGTAACCTTGGTCGCAGGAGAAGGTGAAGGGGCATCAAGGCGAACTGCTATCGTTGGCTCAGCTTCAGGGCTTGACCGGCGTGAATTGTTTACAGATGCTCGTGACATCTCGTCTGATACCGAAGACGGAACCCTCTCGGATGCGGAGTACATGGCACAGCTTCAGACAAAAGGTTTGAAGAACCTGGCTGACCATATTGTGACTACCGCATTTGAAGGAGAAGTTGAAGTTACTCGACTGTTTAAGTACGGTGAGGATTTCTTTATTGGAGACATCGTTCAAATCGCCAATGAATATGGCAACGAGGGTTCAGCTTACATTTCAGAGCTGGTCATCTCGAACAGTGAGGAAGGATTGTCAATTTATCCGACCTTCAAAACTATTTCAAAGTAAGGAGGGAGAAACTGAATGAGTGTATCAAGCGGATTTTTCAATTCACTTAACGGTGACCGCAAATACAATGCCGCACAAATGTCGGCTATCTTTGACGGGCTTATCATCGATGGCGTATTTGCTTCTATCGGAACCGCTTTTGCTGTCAATGCAGCAGGCGGTCTTACCGTGAATGTCGGAATCGGCAAGGCTTGGTTCGACCATACATGGACGGTCAACGACAGTATTCTGCCGATGACTGCACCGGAAGCAGAAGTGCTTCTTGATCGTATCGACGCCGTGGTTCTGGAAGTAAACGGGACTGAGTCGGTGCGTGAAAACACCATCAAATTTGTCAAAGGCAATCCATCCAGCGCACCGTCGAGACCGACTCTGACGAACGAGGGAAATGTCCATCAGTACCCTCTCTGTTATATTTACAGAAAATACGGCACTGCGGTTATTAACCAAGCTGACATTACCCCTATGGTTGGCACAGAGTCTACACCATTTGTAACCGGTATTCTTCAGACAATCAGTCTGGACGAGCTGCTTGGCAAATGGCAGGATGAGCTTGATCGGTTTACCGATGCACGATCTCAGGAAGTCGATGACTGGATTGCTCAGGAGGAAAGTGATTTCACAACTTGGTTCGATAAAATGAAAGCTGACCTCCAGCGGGAGCAGACTGTTCTTGACCAGTGGATTGCATCTGAGCAGGCTGATTTTCTTGCCTGGTACAATCAGATGAAAGACCAGCTCAGCGGTGATGTCGCCGGAAATCTGCAACTTGAGATCGATAAGGAAGAGGTCAAGCGGATTTTGCTGGTCGGCTTTGAAGACGGAACCAAGGAGTTTTCGGACGACGGTACTGTTATTACTTCTACTGCGAGTGATGGCAGAACCCTGACGAAAACTTTTTCGGACGGGTTCCTAACCATGACAAATGTGCTAAAGAGCGCTGCGGGAGCAGAGGTGGCGAGAGCCGTTAAAACTTTTGATTCCGATGGCAAGCTTATCAGCACTGTTGTAACTTATTCTTAAAGCGAAAGGAGAACAATCAAAATGGCAGAAGAAGATCTGATTTTCGGTAAAAACCGACATTTCTTCGGCGGCATTGAGCCGTCCAATATGCTGGCATTTACTGCGCGTGGTGGAGTAATTCAGGGACAGTATAGCGTTCTGATTACAGCTACTCTCCCTAATGACACAATTGTAAATGAACAGACGCTCTGCACTGTGGAGGGTGCAATTATCCGGAGGAAGACAACTGACTATCCTAAAAATGAGTTCGATGGTGATTTGGTCGCCGACATTAAGGAATCGACAACTTTTATGGATGTTGGGTTGTCAGCTACTGGAACCTATTACTATGCGGCATTCCCTTATACCACGCAGGGCGTCTATAATCGAAATAAGGCTAACCGCGCTGTGGTGAACGAACCGGAGCCGATGCAGGCATTTTCCGCTAAGTCGGTGTATGTTTCGGCATCCGACACCGTCAAGGTTGAAATCACGGCGAAGCTGCCGAGTGGCGTTGCCGGCGCAGTCATCCGTAGGAGCACGACTGGTTATCCTACCAGTGAGACTGAGGGTGAACTGTTCAAGAACATCACTGCCAACGGCACTTATACGGATACCAATGTGACAGTCGGTGTGGTGTATTACTATTCCGCATTCCCTTACACCAGTACCGGTGCCTATAATCGCAGCGAGGCGAACCGAACCAGTGTTACCCCGAAGAAGAGAGATTATCTGTTCGGTTATGACTTGGTCAAGGCAACTTCCAGCCCCACAGGACGAGTAACTTATCCTTCTGAAGTGGATAATGCGGCATTTACTCCGGCGGCTATGAATTTCAGCACCGGTAAGTTCAACTATGGCAGTTGGGCGTTTGACCCCGGCGAAAAGTTCATGCCTCGTCCTTGTATGCTGACTTATGCAGGCGTTGTAGATCACTATCTCAATCCAAATGACTATACCAAGAAGGTCGACGGTTCTGCTTCTAAGGTTGCGGATACCTCCTTTGGCGGCAACGCCATGATGGAATGGCCAAAGATCTACACGAAGCGTTGGGAGGAGAACGGTGTCTACCATTTCCGCTGCTCTGATGTACCGCAGGATGACGATTGGGATTGCTGGTGCAACTATGACCGCAATAACAACCAGATCGATCATTTCTATACTCCCATCTATTTCGGCTCTCTGGTTTCCGGCAAGCTGCGTTCTATTAGCGGTGCGGCTAACAGTATAAATACCACGGCCGCTAACGAAATTGCCTATGCAAAGGCAAATGGTAACGACTGGTACACCGAGGTGCTGGCTGACCGACTGCTGCTTCAGGATCTGCTGGTCATGATGGCGCGTTCTACTGAGTGCCAGACTGCATTCGGCTACGGACGATGCAAGAGTTCCAACAGCAATGCTATTGCCCCGGGTACGATGAACACCAAGGGTATGTTCTGGGGTTCCAATGACCAGACTTCCGGTGTGAAGGTCTTCGGTATGGAGAATGTTTGGGGTAACCTGTGGCGTCGTACTGCCGGCTGGATCAATGCCAATGGTACGCAGAAGGTCAAGCTGACTCGTGGTACTCACGATGGTTCCACTGCAACCGACTACAATACGGATGGCAGCGGTTATAAGGCTATCGCAAATGCTACTCCGGCTGGAACTTCTGGTGGCTACATCAGCAGCATGAAGACAGAAGCATTCGGACGACTGCCGGTTACTGCAAGCGGTTCGAGCAGCACTTATGAGGCTGACGGCATGTGGTACAATAACAGCCAAGTCGATTATGCGATTGTCGGCGGTGGCTGGAACCATGGCCTGTTGGTCGGTCCTTTCTGCGCTGCTCTGCACGTTGCGGCGTCCTATTCGGGCTCGGACGTTGGCGCGGCTCTCTCTTGTAAACCGCTTGCCGCTGCGTAAGCAGCGAGGAGAGGACGGGAGAACCTTAGGTTCGCCGGGTAAACGAAAACAATTAAATATTAGGGGTATACACTGCGCCCAGCGCGTATGTCGGCGGTAACTGGAACAATGACCTGATGGTCGGTCCTTTCTACGCTAATCTGAACAATACGGCGTCCAATTCGAACTCGAACAATGGCGCGGCTCTATCTTATCCATAAGAAGCTCTCCTTAATGCAGTGTATGCCGCCATTTCAAAATGGCAAGAGATATCCGCATCTCTTCCTCACCACTTGGTGAAAATTAACTCGGTGCAAGCATCTGTGAGTAGCTGAGAATATGTCGAAAGCGGATGAGAGGATAAGAGAGAACATGAAATCCTATAACCACTTGTACGAAAAAACAATATCCGAAACGAACCGACGGTACGCTTTGTCTCAAGCAAAGCACAGCAAGAGATTCTGTAAAATCATGAAACACCGGCACATGTCTGACGATGCCGCAGTTGAACAATCCTTAGACTGGATAGTCAACTACGAAAACGCCGAGCATGTGCCGGTTTATATTTATGACGGGATTACTCGTAAGGAGCGTACTATTATTGTCCCTACGATGGAAGAGCTGCTCGTTCAGCACTGCATCGTGAATGCCATGAAACCGATGTTCTGCAAGGGAATGTATGAACACAGCTATGCCAGTCTTCCGGGCAGAGGTGCCCATAAAGGAAAACAGGTAATTGAGAAGTGGATCAGAACTGACTCGAAGAATTGTAAGTATGTTCTCAAAATGGATATTCGCCATTTCTTCGATTCTATTCCACACGATCGTTTGAAAGCCAAGTTGAAGAAGACCGTTCATGACGAGAAGATGCTGGATTTACTATTCCGCATTATTGATGTCACAGAGGTTGGTATTCCACTTGGCTTTTATACTTCTCAATGGCTTTCTAACTGGTATTTGCAGGGCTTAGATCACTTCATCAAGGAGCAGCTCTGTGCCGTACACTATATGCGCTACATGGACGACATGGTCGTTTTCGGAAGTAACAAGAGGGTTTTGCACCGCATGAGACAAGCAATTTCCGATTATCTGGAAATGGAGCTTGGCTTAGAACTTAAAGCGAATTGGCAAGTCTTTCGCTTTTCCTATGGTAACAACCAGGGGCGTGACCTGGACTTCATGGGCTTTCGTTTCTATCGTAATCGAACGATTCTTCGAAAATCCATCATGTACAAGGCCACGAGAAAAGCTCGCAAAATCTCCAAAAAGGAGAAAGCAACCATACTTGATGCTCGGCAAATGTTGTCGTATCTCGGCTGGATCGACTGCACCGATACCTATTTGATGTATCGGAAGTGGATAAAACCATGTGTTAGTTTCCAGCAATTGAAGCGAAAAGTTTCACGGTATGACAAATACGATGAGAAGCGGGTATATCAAAAACTCGTCAGTCTTTACACTGCGAAAGGAGGAAAGTCGCATGGAGTTAAATTACAAGTACGCCGAGAGCACAGTCCAACCGACTGCACTTGAGGTTACGGTTGGAACCGTATATCTCCGCAAGGACATTACGAGTATTGCACGAACTTCCGAACAGGGTGATAAAACCACTTACTGGACTTATCAGGAAGCGGCGCTGACCCCTCAGGAGTTCAATGAATACGCCAATCTGCTTATGGCTGAAAACGCCATTAAAGGTACAAATGATTCGGACAACATTGTTCAGATCATGGCAGGTCAGGAAACTGGCGATTCCCAGCAGCTTGCTATCATGGAAGCAATTGCTGATCTGTACGATGCCGTCGCAGCAATGATTCCTGAATGAGGAGGTAGCAAAAATGGTCAATCTTTACGCCACGCTTATCATCAATAAGCGTAGAACCTTCGACCAGGTGCCTGAAAAATTTAAGGCAGATGTCGAGGCAAAATTGTTAGAATATGGCTACGATACCAACGGCGATCTTATCGCTGAGGAGGAGTAACCATGTTTTATATTTTATCCAAAATTTTGATAGGAGGTAACAACATGGTAGCACTGTATGTCGCACTCATCATCGCAGGTCGTCGGACCTTTAATCAGGTTCCGGCAAAGTTCAAGGCTGCTGTCAAGGCTGATCTGGAAGCTCTCGGTCTTGACGAAAATGGTAATCCTGTGGATTAACCGAAATTGGCAGGGAGTCTACTTTGCGGTGGGCTCCCTCGCCTAATTAAAAGAGGTTTGGGGTGATATTTCCTACAAGCTTCTTAATTCATTTATGACTTCAAGGAGGATGATACATGGAAATGGAACCCTGGCTGCAAACGCTATTAACCATTTTGGGGACGATACTTGCTTCTTCTGGATTTTGGGCATATATCCAAGAGCGAAGCAAACGAAAAGCTGCTGAGAATAAGCACAACAATCTTGAAACGCAAATGCTCATTGGTTTGGCTCATGATCGCATTATCTATCTCGGTATGACCTACATCGAGAGGGGCTACATTACACAGGACGAGTATGAGAATCTGTACGAATACTTGTACAAGCCTTATGAAAAATTAGGTGGTAACGGTTCAGCTAAGCGAATCATGACAGAAGTCGACCAACTTGCGATTCATAAATCAACTTACAATGCTTGAATTGGAGGTGAGATTATGAGTTACAACATCACTGGTACAACTATCACTTTGACCCGAGGTGATACATTTGAGGCTCTGGTCTCTGCCACCAAAAGGGACGGAACACAGTATATTCCTGTTGAAGGCGATACCATTCGCTTCGCAATGAAAGAGAATTACGATGACCCCCGCCCCCTTCTCGTCAAAGACATCCCGATTGATACGATGATGCTGGTGCTTGAACCTCAAGACACAGCAGATCTGAATTTCGGCAAGTATGTCTACGACATTCAGCTCACGAAAGCAAACGGCAAAGTTGATACCTTCATTTCGAAAGCAACTCTGAAGCTTTCGGAAGAGGTTGACTGAGCATGGGTGGAGTATGCGGAATCGGGTCTATTAAAGGTCGCCTTTCGCCCATTGGAAGCTTACAAGGAGCTTTATCTATACCTGTTGGTGGGAGTATGGATTGTGATATTTATGAGGGTGAATACAACATTACCCCCAATGACACGGTTCAGGTACTGCCGACAGCCAACAAACTGCTGAAGCATGATATTGTAATCGAGGCAAACTCCGGAGGTCTTCCCGAAGGGAGTGAGATGGCTACGGACGACGATATTGACAGTTTGATCGATGATATTTTCGGAACCGGAGTCAATCCCGATCCGGACGAGCCCACTTACAGTCCTGATGACATCGCAACAGAAAAAGAGCTGAACGATGCTATTACCGATGTCTTTGGCTAAACATTTTGTGGTCACAGCAGCGCCAAAACGCTGTGGCAAAAATAATTTTATTCCAATAGGAGGAATGTATTATGGCAGACACTATTAAAATCACTACCCTGGCGCAGTTGAAGGTTGCTCTTCAGGCAGCTAAGACTTATATCGATGGTCAGATCGGCGGCCTGGGTACTATGGCAGGCAAGAGTGAGGTCGCCTATGACGATCTGGCTGCGGCTCTGAAGACTCTGATCGACGGTAAGGCTGCTCAGGCTACTGTTGACACCCTGGTCGGTGAGGATACCGGCAAGTCTGTACGCACTATCTCTTCTGAGGAAGTCGCAAAGATTGTGGCTGGTGCCGACAAGTCTTACGACACTCTGAAGGAGATCGCTGACTGGATTCTGAGTGACACCACGGGTGCCGCAAAGATGGCTAATGACATCACTCGTCTGGATGGTATCCTTGCCGGTATCGGCGGTACTGACGAGGAAGCTACTGTCGTGGCTTATGTCACCAAGATGATTAACGCGCTTGGCATCGGTGACTATGTCAAGACTACCACTATGACTACCGAGCTGGGTAAGAAGGTGGATAAGGTCGAGGGCAGCCGCCTGATGACTAATGCTGAAGGTACCAAACTGGCTGGCATTGCCGCTGGTGCTCAGGCGAACGTCATTGAAAAGATCAAAGTCAATGGCGTTGAGGTAACCCCTGCGGCTGAGGATAAGTCTATTGCTCTGACTATTCCGACCGGCAAGCTTGCTGGCAAGGATATTGTCGCAGAGGCTGATCTGGACGCTGCTCTGAAGGAGAAGGTCAACGCCGCTGCTGAGGGCAACCACAGTCATGCAAACAAGGCGTTCCTGGACACCCTGTCTGGTGCTACCGACGAGGAAGTTACCGCTATGTGCACTGAGGTCTTCGGTGCCTAAAGACTGTAAGTCTCTGGGGAGGGCGTAACAGCCCTCCCTAAATCTTTCAAAGGAGCGTGAATCGAATGCCTGATTACAAGCTGGTATCTCTTGAACAAATGAAGATACTTGCCGGAAAGACTAAGTCGTATGTAGACGGTAAAGTAGGTTCCGCCAGTGATATTCAGTCTGGTGACACCGTCAAGACTTTTTCAAAAGATTATAAGACTGTAACGACGGTTTACGCCAATGGGAACCAGCTTGTGAAGACTTTTTCGGACGATATGAAAACAATCACATCGGTTCTCACGGATTCTGAAGGAACGGTCATTGCAACGGAAACCAAGACACTGTCGGACGATGGACTTACCATCTCTACGGATGTGGTTTACGGCTAATAAATAGCAATACAGGGCAATGGAATGTAGGTTAGTTCTGCATTATTCCTACACTTTTACTCGAAAAGCCAGTAATTACGGGATATTTTGCTTCTAATATATGATCTTATTTCTTGTAGTGTGTGTGTATTATAGAACATATATTAAATCTACTTAGAAAGTAAAGGAGGAAACGACTTTGGCAGAAGGTGAAAAACTCAAAAAGAAGCCATACCAGATGCCAGAACTGGAACCAGGCGATAACACCAAGTATATCAACCATTCCATGGTAATCATGAATTGGGAGAAGCCGGATACAGACAGCCTTGAAGCCGTGAAAGAAAGAATCAGAGACTATTTCACGCTCTGCGCCCAAAATGACATGAAACCATCGTTTGCGGAACTTGCGCTGGCCTTTGGTGTAGACAGGAGAACACTGTGGAAATGGTGCAATGATGTACCAGGAGGGAGGAAATTAAGCGACTCTGTCAGAGACACCATCAAAAAAGCACGGGATTTAATCAACGCACAAATGGAAAATTACATGCAAAACGGAAAAATCAACCCCGTTGCTGGAATTTTTCTGATGAAAAACAATATGAACTACACAGACCAGCAGGAAGTGGTCTTGAAGCCTGAAAATCCGCTGGGCGAAACCAAAGACCCGGAAGCCCTGCGCCGGAAGTACCTGGAAGATGTGTATGGAGCGGATGCGGACAAGATCATTGATACAGAGGAAGCAAAATAGGCCAGCGACTTTGACTCAGCGACTATAGCGACTATGGAAATGCCCCCGGAGGTCTTGCGACTTTCGGGGGATTTCTCTGCGACTTTGGCAGCGACTATGATTCTCAAAAACGGTCAGCGACTATCGACTATGACCGGCGAAAAATCCGAGAAAAAATTTCCAGGAGAAAATCTTCCAAATTTCCGGCGAAAAATCGGAGGATTTTCTGGGCTGAGAATGGCCGCCACGGGCGGGCCGTGCCCCGCCTGACAGCCGTCCAGACGGTGCAGGACGGCACAAAATCCCGGATGTGGTGCAGCTTGCCACGCCTGGAAAACGGCCTGTACAGGGCTTGTGCAGCCCATGCAATAGTGGCATTATACGTCGCCTATGCCGTGGCGGCACCAGCAAGCTAACGCAAGCCGATAATATGCCCGGACGAAAAAGTATACCTCTAAAAAATAAACCGCTTAGAACGCCGCTAGAGCCGCCACACGGGAACGGCATAAAAATACCCGCCACAATGGGCGGGTGGTAGGAAGCAAGGAAAAGCCCCCGGAAAAATCCGGGGGCTTTGCTTATTTGCTATTTTTCAGGATTTCCGATAAAACCATCAGCGGGAAAAGCAAGATCACGATTAACGCCACGGTTACACCCCCGTTTCTGCGAATGCCGCCAACTCAGCGGCGATATTTTCGGGCTTGTCAGCGAATTTTTCAAGCCAATATTGGAAATGGGTGGACAAATAGCTTTCCAGGTTTTCCAGGCTATCCGGATTTTCTGCAAGGCGTTTTATTGCATTGCAGAAATCGGCGGCTTCGTTTTCAAACTGATATTGACCGCCGATAACGGCAAATTTTGCGTTTTTTTCATTTAATTTCATGATTTATACCCCCATTCTGATACATTCACCAAGCGGAATTCTATGCCCATACACCCGGAAAAAAGCTGCTCCGTCCCGGGTATATTGTATCTTGCAACGGTGGAAACGCTTTACATTTTCCCCATTGCACCAATTACCACCCCAACAACCCGACACGCAATAAACAAAATCGTTTACACCGTATTCAATACCTTTGATTTCAAGCCCGCCTAAACCGCTGTAATAGGCGACGCTTTCATGGGTCATGCAATATTCCTTTTTAGTCATTATCGGCACCCCCTTACAAGTTCCTTGTAAATCAAGTCGGTTAGTAGCTTTTCGGCCTGGGATTCTGTGTAGCGTGCCATTTCTGCCGGTGTTTCTTCCAGGATTTTTCCCAGGTCGGCAACCGCCGAACGGTTGTAGTAATAGCAAGTGTCCAGCACGGACGGCAACCCCGCCGCCCATTCCCGGAAAATGGCTTGATCTGGAATATTCTTTTGCATTGCGTATTCCCTGGAATAGTATTTTTCACTTTCGTATGTATTCAAAATAAAGCGGCAAATTTCCGGGAAAGTTTCGGGCGGGTTCTCCGTGTAGTTGCTAGGATCAAAATTTTCCATGATATAGGCCCGGATATTTTCAACGGCCTTTTTACTGTTTGTTTTTAGCATTTGTAAATCCCCCTTGTTTTTGTGTGGGGTCTGTGGTATCATGTACAGGCCCCTTTGTTGGCTGCCCTGGTGTGATGGACTGGATCATGCCGGGGCTTTTTGTGCTGCCTTTGGTTTACACCTATAATATACACTAATTATTGTTAGTTGTCAATAGGCAATAGCAAATTATTTTTAGTTTAACGGTTCGCATTTTACTGTGTTTTTCTTGCGCACATATTCCCTACTTTGTCCACTCATAGCATACACATATTGTGTCTATGTGTAGCGCACACGCATTTACCCGCAAAACAGGGTGTTTCCCTAACATTTACGCAAATAATGGGTATTTCCATGCTGCCCGGCACCGGTTCAAACGCTACAAAAATATTATTTTGTTGCGTTCAAATGTGAAAGCGGATAGAATGGCCTATAATTTGTTTCCCATACATGGACACGCCACAATATCGCCAGATTGGCCCGGCGGCCTGTGACAGTGGGCCGGGGGCGGGGGATATAGCCGGGCGGTTCCGGCGGGGGTTAGCCCCACAAATACACGCCAAAACAAAAAGCCTCGTCTCAAAAAATCCCGCAAAAATAAAAAAGGCCAAAAATCAATTTTATAAAAGCTCCCTTCTGTCGCTACTTCACCAATTTTATTTTGGTTGTCCTATTGACAATCAAATATATCTAGTGTATATTAAAGCCATACAGGAGGTGCTACCAATGCAAATCAATAAAGCAATCAGACAAGTAATGCGAGAAAAGGGCGTTACGCTTGTTATGATGGCTAAGTCAATAGGAAAAGGCAGGGGTAATGACATCAGTGCAAGGCTTGTGAACCCCAACATGTCCTTTGACAAGGCCGTAGAAATGCTGGATGTCCTGGGCTATGAAATCATCATCCAGGAGCGCAGACCGGGTGCAAGAAGGGCGGACCAGATTGTGATTGACCAGAAAGAAAGCTAGGTGGTCGTATGAAAAAGAACGATGGGGGCTGTTTGGTTGCCGTTCTCATTGTGGGGCTTCCTCTGTACCTTCTTTTTACATATTGGCCGTATATAGCTCTCTTTGCGGTGATTATCGTTGCAGTGGTCATCATCTGTGTTATTGCAAATTCAGCGTATGTGTCTGCACAGTTAAAAAATGTTCAGTATGCGGTCATCGTCGGAAAAACAAGGGTGATGACAACCAAAAGCAGGCCGTCCGGGTATTCCATCAGCAGCAGAGGGAATGTTCGTGCATATTGGAGGTTCCGAAACGAGCTTGACCACATAGAAGTCGAGTTCGAGGTCCACTACGAAAATGGCGAGGTCCGGCGCATAACGGCGAATGAGAATTCTTCACTGTATAACGGTTTGATGCCATATGTAGGGATAAAACCGAAGCCGCCGGTTCCGAATCCTGCACCTCCACCCCCAATTGTGGAGCCGCCAAAACCAGTAGAGATTTCTCCGCCAAAGGAGCCGATTAAGCATATGGATGAAGTAAAAACGCTTCCAGAAGCAAAATCAGCGGAACAGCCAAATCCCAAGAGGAAAGAAGAAAAGCGCTTTGCGGAAGTCCCCTTTGAGGTTGCAACCAATGAGTATAGTTTGGTAATTTCATATCCGTCATGCCAAATGATACGATGGGCAAGCGGGGAATATAGAATCGAAGTCCGTTTTGCTGTCAGCTACGACCCAACGGTAAAAGGAGTTCGGAATAGAGTCGTTACCTGTGCCACGGTTGACAGCTCCGGTAGGATGACGGCGGTCAGAAGAGACAATAAGGTACTGGATTTGTCCGGAAGCAGAATCATTGATATTATGTTTTGGGAGAATGCAGAGCAGGAACCAGCGAAGATCGTTGTCGGTATAGATCGGTACTATTAATGGGAGAGTTTGCCATGAAAAGTCTGCTATTCACCTTCACAACGAACATGAAACCTGAAAAAGCCGCAACCGCAATCAAGAATACAATCTCTAAAATGGGAGGAAGCACGAAAGGCCCTGACAGTAATTTTGTCGGGAGATTCCGTATCCCAAAGGGCTGGAAACCTGCGTACCATACGATTCTGAAAAGCAAATGCTGCTTCTACGTTGGGAAGAATGGGGTAAGAGCCGTTTTGAGAGCATCCGGTACAACTGGTATATGTGTCGGAGAACACCAACCGATTGCGGAAGAGCGTGTATGGGACGCATTTATCAGGATGTTTCTTTCGCTCTACCCTAAATGCGGGGCTAACATAGAACCTGGAACAGTCCGGTTCGATACCGTGCAGATCCAAGACGGAGCGGACATATACACATATTATGCGACAACAAGGAGTACTCCTTCTATCGGTGGAGCAATTCTTGGCGGTGCTGTTGCTGGTGATGTTGGGGCATTGATCGGTGCATCTGCTGGCAGTTCAAAAACCGTTGCAACGGTGGTAGCAGAAAAGAACCCGAAGGTTCGCGTGATTGCTAGATATACGAACGGGTACAATCAGGACACAGAACTGTATAAAGGCTCACAGCGATACCATGAAATACTGGTGAATTTCTGATTTACCCCGTCTTCGTCATCCTCGAACTACTCCACAACAAATAGGAGGCATTCATGCAAGAATTTAGAGATTTAGGCCCGCACCTAATCAATGTCACCATGAGTGATGACCGGATGCCCGTCTACGTGCTGGGATTTGGCACCCAATTCTCCGACCTGACGGACGATGAGAAAGAGACTGCCTACTTTTCGCAACGGTATTTGGCAGAGAAATACGAAAAAGAAGCAAACCAATTGCGGAAAGAACTGGCGAAGAAAGAGCATCAAAAAGTCCGGGTATACGTCAAGAGAGCAAGAAGAAATAAATAAACCTCCTGCAAGGGCAGGAGGAAGCCGAAGGGCTACTTACACAGAAATGTGTGGGTAGCCCTTATTTTTATACCGAAAGGAGAAAACCACATGGATTATGGAAAATTATCTACCTCCATTCTGGGGGCGATAGAGCGGAAACCAGAGGACATTGGAGCGTATGAGGATTTATTCTCGGTCTGCCAAACATGGGCGCAGGAGGACTTCAAGGCGGCTCACAGGGCAAATAAGCGGCTGCGGGATATGTGTTCTCACCAGATGAACCGAGTATCCATGTCCAGATTGGAGGGGTTCTATAGCCAGTGGAGGCGGAGCTTGCTGTTTGAGGCTCCCTGTGATTTTGATAGTTACTTGCTGTATGTCGAGATCAACAGACAGGCGAAAAAGCGGTTCTATCAGCCGAGGCGAGCCAAGCTAAAGCCGGTGGTCGATGCGCTGCAAGCAATGTGCGGAGATGATGAACTGGATATGCTGGCGGTCAGCCTCCCCCCTGGCGTGGGTAAGACAACGCTTGCCGTGTTCCTTCTGACTTGGGTTGCGGGCCGTGACCCAAACAATCCGAACCTGACGGGCAGCCACTCCAATTCCTTTGTCCGTGGCGTGTATGACGAGTGTTTGCGGATATTTGACCCTAAGGGGGAATATCTGTGGCATGACGTGTTCCCGAACGTCCAGGTATCCAATACCAACGCCAAGGATTGCCGTATCGACCTGGACAAGCGGCAGCGGTTTGAAACGCTGGAATTTACCTCTATCGGAACAGGCAATGCGGGCTTGTACCGGGCGGCGAATTTGCTGTACTGTGATGACCTGGTATCCGGAATTGAGGTTGCTCTTTCCAAAGAACGGCTGGACAAGCTGTGGGAAATCTACACCACGGACTTGCGGCAGCGTAAAATCGGTGATAAGTGCAAAGAGCTTCACATTGCTACCCGGTGGAGCGTACATGATGTGATCGGACGGCTGGAACGAGAGTATGAGGGGAACCCCAGGGCAAAATTTATCCGGATTCCGGCCATGAACGAGGATGACGAAAGCAATTTTGACTATGAGTTTGGCGTGGGATTCTCCACCAAGTTCTACCGGGAACAGCGGGATATTATGGATTCGGTCAGCTGGAAAGCACTGTATATGAACCAGCCCATAGAGCGGGAGGGACTTGTCTACCATGCGGAAGAACTGCGGCGGTTCTTTGAGCTGCCAGAGGAGGAACCGGATGCGATTATCGGCATCTGCGATACCAAGGACAAGGGAACGGACTACGCTTTTCTACCGGTTGGGTATGTTTATGGACAGGATTATTACATCGGTGACTGCATCTGCGACAATGGGCTTCCTGACACGGTGGATATTCGCCTTGCGGATATTCTGGTACGGGACAAGGTGAAAATGTGCCGATTTGAAAGTAACTCCGCTGGACGGCGTGTAGCGGAGAAGATTCAGGGAGAAGTGAAGCGGATGGGCGGCATTACCAACATTACAACAAAGTTCACAACCGCAAACAAGGAAACAAAAATCATCGTCAATTCGGCGTGGGTGAAGGAGCACTGCCTGTTCCTGGATGAGAGCAAGTACAAACGGAACACGGACTACGGGCGAATGATGGATATGCTCTGCTCCTACACCATGGCGGGAAAAAACAAGCACGATGACATACCGGACGGCATGGCTATGTTTGCGGAGTTTGCCCAGAGTTTGAACGGTGCTGGGGTGGAAGTTTTTGCAAGGCCGTTTTGAGTTTCCCCACTTCTGTGGAAAAGAGCCGAACACGGTCAAAATTGACCGGGTTGCACTTTCGGTCAAAAATGTCCGAAAGTCTCTCTTGTTGCAACGTTATACTCACGCATTGAACCCGCTCAAAAATGAGCAAGTTCATTCATGGGTAGGCTTTTGCTCATTTTTGAGCGAAAGTTGCAATCGTAATTTGTGAGGTAAGATTTCTAAAATAATGCTTGACTTGTTGCTAGCAATGGTATATAATGGTGCTAGCAACAAGGAGGTGAGATTGTGGCTGAAAAAAGCCGTGCTGAGTATTACCGCAAGCGGCGTGAAACCATTGGACAATTCAGCGTTCCGGTTCAAAGGGACAAGTTGGATGCTCTAACAAAGAAGTTAGACGAAAAAGGGCAGACAAAAACGCAATGGTTGAATGACAAGATTGACGAAGAACTCAGCAAAAAATAGAGTGTTGGCGGCCTCGCAAACCTAACCAACACTCTATCCACAACACCAGCCCGAAGGATGGTAAATCCATTCTATCATTCCTCCGGGCTGAAATCAAGGAGGAAATTTATGAACAACGAAATCAAGGTATTCAGCAATGAGGAATTTGGTTCTATTCGCAGGGTTGAAGTCGATGGCGAATTTTGGCTTGTCGGCAGGGACGTTGCACAGGCTCTTGGGTATGCAAAACCTGAAAATGCACTTGTAACCCACGTTGATAGAGATGATACCCTAAAATGGGGTATCATGGATTCTCTTGGCAGAATCCAAAACACAACCCTAATCAACGAATCTGGTATGTACTCCCTTGCTCTTTCCAGCAAGCTCGCCTCTGCCAAGAAAGTCCGCCGGTGGGTCACTTCCGAGGTGCTGCCCTCCATCCGCAAGCACGGAGCATACATGACCCCGGAAACGCTGGAAGCGGCAATTCTGAATCCGGATTATCTTATCAAGGTCGCTACCGCCTTGAAGCAGGAGACGGAGAAGCGGAAAGCCCTGGAATCCAAAGTCCAGGCCGATGCACCCAAAGTCCTCTTTGCTGACAGCGTGGCGGCATCTACCAGCACCATCCTTATCAGTGAGCTTGCAAAAATCCTCCGTCAGAACGGCGTTAATACGGGAGAAAAGCGGCTGTTCCGGTGGATGCGGGAAAACGGGTATCTGGTAAAGCGGAACGGCACGGACTACAATATGCCCACGCAAATGAGCATGGAACTGGGCATTCTGAAAGTCAAGGAAACGGTGGTCTGCCACAGTGACGGTCATACCTCTATCAGCAAGACCCCCAAGGTGACGGGCAAGGGCCAGACCTACTTCCTGAACAAGTTTCTTGGGGAGGGCAGGGCTGTATGATGGACATGGCAACGCTTTCGAACTTACAGATCGATGCAAACATGGCCCTGGCCACAATCGGGATGGTGTCAGAACTCTTTGAAACGGAGGCTGACCCCGCCACCGGGTGGCTGACCATGGGGCCGGAACGGTTTGATATGTACGGTCAGGTACTGGCTTCTATTTACGGCCAGGTCAAGCAGATTGCGGATACGCTGGACAAGGCGTAACAAGTAAATATTTGGAAGTGAGCGCGTTGGGTGTAGGTAACTTCACCCGATGCGCTTTGTGCTTTTGGTAGCGAATGCTTTAGTGAACATAAATTCACTAGACAACCATTGGAGAGTGTGATACAATGATAAGAGAGAAATTTTAATGCTAGGGGGTGCGGAACACGGCAAGCAGACGATTATTCGGGCGCAGGGTGATTTATACCGAGGTGGCAGAAATCAACGAGGGCAATATCATCGATGTGCTGCAAAAGGCGCTGTTTACGCACCTGCAAAACCAGTCGGAAATTGACTATCTGTACCGGTACTACCGGGGCGACCAGCCGATTTTGGGGCGGAAAAAGGAAGTTAGGCCGGAAATCAACAACATGATCGTGGAGAACCGGGCCAACGAAATTGTTTCTTTCAAGACCGGCTATCTTGTGGGCGAGCCTATCCAGTATGTGAGCCGGGGCAACGACGAGGCGGCGGCTTCCGAAGTTCTGACGCTGAACGATTATATGCTTTCCGAGGACAAGCAGGCCCAGGACAAGGAGCTGGCGGACTGGATGCACATTTGCGGCACTGCCTATCGGATGGTGCTGCCGGACGCTCTTGCGGATGTAGAAGAAGACGAAGCCCCCTTTGAAATCTTCACCCTTGACCCCCGGTACGCCTTTGTAGTGTATAGTGTAGGACTGGGACATAAGCCTATGATGGGTGTGCGCTATGTCAAGAAAGAGGACGGAACGCTTGTGTTCTCCTGCTGGACGGAAAACCAGTATTTCGAGGTCTTGAATACCTGGAACGTAGTCCACGTGGAGGACCAGATTTTCGGCATCCCCATTGTGGAGTACCAGGCAAACAATGCCCGCCTTGGGGCCTTTGAAATCGTCATCCCGTTGCTGGATGCCATCAATATGACGGAGAGCAACCGCATTGACGGCGTGGAGCAGTTCATTCAGTCACTGATCCTGTTTCACAATGTGGATATCGATGAAAAGAAGTTCCAGGCATTGAAGGAGCTGGGCGGCATCAAGTTCAAGGACATTGACGCTGCCATGAAAGGGGAGATATCCTACCTGAACTCCGAACTGAACCAGGCCCAGACCCAGACGCTGATGGACAGTATGTACGAAACCGTGCTGACCATCTGCGGGATGCCAAACCGGAACGGCGGAACCTCCACATCTGACACTGGGACGGCGGTCATCATGCGGGACGGCTGGTCGGCTGCGGAGGCCAGGGCGAAGGATACGGAGCCGGTATTCAAGAAGTCCGAAAAAGAGTTCCTGAAGCTGACGCTGCGTATCTGCCGGGACATGGGACATTTGAGTCTGAAGCTGTCGGCCCTGGAAATCCGCTTTACCCGGCGGAATTACGAGAATATCGCCCAGAAATCCACGGTGCTGACCCAGATGCTTTCCTGCGAGAAAATCGCCCCGGAGCTGGCCTTCACCCATTGCGGCCTGTTCAGTGACCCGCAGCTGGCTTACCGTATGAGCATGGATTACATGGCAGAGCAGGAGAAAAAGGCGGCGCAGCTGGCCGAACAGAACGGAGGAAACGCCAATGGAAATGGAAGCGGAAGCCAGACCGGCAATCCGAATGACGACCAAGGAAATTCGGGCGATTGAGGAAATCATCCACCGCCGGAACCAGGCGGAGATCAAAGTCGAACAGGGCCAGCTTGTGGTCATTGAGATTCGGCGGAAGAAAGTAAACTGAAAATTGACGGCTCCCGAAGTGCGGGAGATTACAGCCGAAGGGCTTTCGATACCTGAAATTGGTGTCGGAAGCCCTTCTTTTGTTTTATATGCCGCTGTGGTCCAGATGGAGACGACACCAAGATACGGAGGCCCAGGTTCAAGTCCTGGCGGCGGCAACGGCTCCTGTGCGCCGGATAAGCACAGGGAATTCGGGTTGTTAGCTCATCGGCAGAGCAACGGACTGTTAATCCGTAGGTCATAGGTTCAAATCCTGTACAGCCATCCATAACGGCAGAGAAGCCGAAAACCGCAAATAAGTTCGGAGATGAACTATAAAAGCGCAGAAAGGAAGTAAACACCATGGCAAAAATTGACATTCAGAAAATCGCAGGATTCGACACCATGACCCCAGAGGAGAAAATCGCCGCCTTGCAGGGCTTTGACTTCCCTGACCCGGACTATTCCGGCTATGTGAAGAAAGAACTGTACGACAAGGCCGCTTCCGATGTGGCCGCATGGAAGAAGAAGCATCACGACCTCCTGTCCGAGGACGAACGGAAGAAGCAGGAGGAGGATGAAAAGTGGGCTAGCATGGAACAGGAGCTGGCCGGGCTTAAAAAGGAAAAGACGGTCTCCGAGTACAAGGCCAAGCTGGTTTCCCAGGGCTATGACGAAGAACTGGCTACCGCAACCGCTGCGGCTATGGAATCCGGCGATATGGCAACGGTTTTTGCCAACAACCAGAAGTTCCTTGACGGCTACGCCAAGAAAATTATCGCCGACAAGCTGAAAAGGACACCCAGGGGCGCAGATGGCGGCACCGGCGGCACTATGACCAAGGATGCTTTCAGAAAGATGTCCCCTGCGGAGAGATACGATTTCTCCCAGAAACACCCGGAGGAATACAAAGCACTTTATGAAACAGGAGGTAATGAATAATAATGGCGCACAAAATCTACGATAACTTCTATCTCTCCAACGAGGTAGAAGACCAGTTCAATTCCCATCTGGACTTGCAGCGGTTCTGCACGGTTGACAACAGTCTTGTCGGCACCGCTGGTATGCTCCGGAAAATCAACGTTTACAAGGCTACCAACGGCACCGAAAAGCTGACCATGGGCCAGGGCAACAGCAAGTCCATTGAGGTCTCCTACGGCGAACGGGAGTACAGAATCGAGCTTGCCCAGAACCGATTTGAGTACTTTGACGAGCAGGAAATGACCGACCCCATGCTTGTCCCTGTCGGCACCCGGCACATGGGTACGGATATGTTCAACACCGTCAACGGCGATATTTACGGCGAGTTCGTAAAAGCCCCCATGGTCGTTGCATCCCCCAAAATCGGCTTTGATGCGTTTGCCGATGCCGTGGCAAGCCTGAATGTTGAAAGTACCGACAACGAGCCTGAAAAGCTGTCTGCCATGGCTTTCGCTTTCGTAAATCCCTTGGATACCGCCGAGCTGCGGAAGGCTCTGGGCGAACAGCTGAAATACGTTGAGGCTTTTGTCCGGACTGGCTACATCGGCACCGTGGCCGGAGTCAGCATCTTCACGAAAAAGGATGCCAAGCGTGGAACCGTTGTGGTCGCCACTAGCCAGGCCGTTACCATCTTCAACAAGCGTGGCACCGAGATCGAGCAGGAGCGTGACCCCAACATCCGGAAGAACGAAATCTACTCCCGGAAGTACTACGTTGTTGCGCTGACTGACGAAACCAAGGCTGTCCGCATTATGAAAGGAACCGCTAAGGCCACCGAGGATACCACCAAGCAGGACGGTAAGGTCTACTACCAGCAGACCGACAGCGGCTTTATCGTAGGCACTCCGAAGTCCAATCCCAAGACCGAAGGATTCTACGAAATCGCCTGACGGCTGAAAGGAGGCTAAGAAACCATGCTTGAAACTGAAAAAATCGAAATGGTGAAATCCATGACAGGTGAAACCAGTGACGGCGTGGTTTCTGCCTACCTTAAAATCGCCGGAAACAAGATTTGCCGCAAGGCGTTCCCCTTCGACACCGCCGTGACGGAAGTTCCGGAGCAATACAGCCTGTTACAGGTTGAAATCGCCGTGCACCTCCTGAATAAGCGTGGGGCAGAAGGAGAATCCGCTCACAGCGAAAACGGCATTTCCAGAACCTATGAGAGCGGGGATGTGCCGCCCTCCATGCTGCGGCAAATCGTCCCCATGTGTGGCGTTTTGTGAGGTGGCTGTATGAAAGTCATGGAACGGAACAAGCGTACATTCTGGTACTGCCTGTATGACCACAGTGAGTCGATTGTTGACGAGGACGGCAATGAGACGAGCGAAGAACAAACTTTTTACAAGCCCACGCAGAGCCTTAGAGCCAATATTTCAGCCGCAAGCGGTTCTTCCCAGGTTGAGCAATTCGGCAATCTGGCCGGGTACGACAAGGTGATTGTGCTTGATGATACCTCCTGCCCCATTGACGAAAACACGGTGCTGTTTATCGACAAAGAACCGGCGTACGACGAGGACGGCAAGCCCCTGTATGACTACATGGTCAGACGGGTTGCAAAGTCTCTGAACTCAGTGTCCATCGCCGTTACGAAGGTGAGCGTGTCGTGAGCTACAAGAAAATCGTGGTTCCGCTTTCGGTTTCCGGCATTCAGAAGATTCAGGACGAATTGAAGGAATACAAACGCTGGCAGAAGGACAAGGCAAAGGAACTGGCCAAAAGGCTTGCCATGCTGGGTGCTTCTGTGGCTTCCATCCGGTTCTCACGGGCTGTTTACACCGGGATGGGGGATGCAACCGTGTCCGTCGTGGCAATCCCGAATGGTTACGCCGTAAAGGCCGATGGGGAATCCGTCCTTTTCATTGAATTTGGAGCCGGTATCACCTACGGAACCGGACACCCGGAAGCGTCGGAGTTCGGCATGGGGCCTGGTACTTACCCGGACGGGAAAGGCCACTGGAATGACCCCAACGGCTGGTATCTCCCCAAGAGTGCCGGGGGCGGGCATACCTACGGTAACCCTCCTGCAATGCCCATGTATGAGGCGAGAAAAGCGATTGAGCAGGAGCTTCCGAGAATCGTAAAGGAGGTGTTTTCCAAGTGATTGACATTGAGCGAAAGGTCTATACCCCCATTGCCGAGGCACTCAGAAAACGCTTTCCGGGAATCTCTATTAGCGGTGAATATGTGAACTCCCCGGCAAAATTCCCCTATGTGTCCATCATAGAGCAGGACAATTACACAACGCAGTCACATCTTGACAGCAGCAATACGGAACGGTACGCAACGGTGATGTACGAAGTGAATGTGTACTCCGACAAAGCCGGGAAAAAGAAAACTGTGTGCCGTGAAATCATGGGTGTCATTGACGAAATGCTCTATAAGCAGAACTTTACAAGAATTTCTATGTCCCCTGTTCCGAACATGGAAAACGGGACGATTTACCGTCTGGTAGCCCGGTACAAGGCTGAAACGGACGGAGAAAACCTTTACAGACGATAACAAAGAAAGGATGAATAGCAACATGGCAATTAGCACCTATCGTGTTTTCCTGATGAAAAAGAAGGACGTAGGCACTGACTACGAAAAGCTCATTGACATCAAGGAGTTTCCCGACCTGGGCGGCGACCCTGAAATGCTGGAAACCACGACCCTGTCTGACAATATGCAGACCTACATCGCCGGTATTCAGTCCCTGGATGCCCTGTCCTTTACGGCGAACTACACTCTGATGGACTACAAGAAGTTGGTTGCCCTTAACGGTAAGACCGAGAGCTACGCTGTGTGGTTCGGCGGCACCGGTGACGGCGAGACCCTGACCCCTACCGGCTCTGACGGCAAGTTCAAGTTCGATGGACAGCTGACTTGCTACCCCACTGGCGGCGGTGTCAACGAAGTTGTTGACCTGAACATTTCTATTGCGCCCTCTACGCCCATCATCATGGACGATGCGGGTTAAAAAATTAGGAGGTTTTAGCGATGGCTAAGAAGATTTCTATTCCCTACAACGGCAAGAAGTACGTTCTGGAATTCACCCGGTCTACAGTTTCTGCCATGGAAAAGGCAGGTTTTTCCATCAATGAGTTGAGCGAAAAACCCGCTACCATGATTCCCATGCTGTTCTCTGGTGCGTTTGCTGCCAACCACCCCAACACCAAGGTGGCTACCATCAACAAGATTTACGATGGCATGGGCAACAAGTCCGGCCTTGTGAAGGTGCTGACGGAAATGTACTCCGAGGCTGTGTACACCCTGCTCTCTGACGAGGACGAGGAAAACGAGGGAAACCCCGGCTGGGAAGCAGTAGAGTAAGCGATATTCTTCCCACTTTTGGAGGGGGCGGGGCATCCACTGCCCCCTCTTATGCTTACACGGAAGTTTTCAAAAAGGTATTTCCCTACTACCTGGCAATCGGCATGACCTATGACCAATTCTGGAATCAGGATGTGTGCCTTGTAAAAGCATACCGGGAAGCAGACAAAATCAAGCGTGACTTGCGAAACCAAGACCTGTGGCTACAGGGCGCATACATCTACGAAGCAATTCTGGATGCGGCCCCGGTTCTGCGGTTCAGTTTCAGCAAGAAACCTCCGAAGCCTATCCCCTACCGTGACCAACCTATCGACATTCACGATGGAGGCAGAAAGCAGGAGGAAAAACAAGGGAAACCGCTCTCTGTTGAAGAAAAGAGCGATAAAAAGGCAAAGGCCATGATGGAGATGTTTATGGTTTCCATCAACAAGAAGTTTGAGGGAAAGGGCGGTGAAGGGAATGGCTGACAATGTGGAAATGCAGGGCATTGAGTTTCAGATTGTGAATGACAGCGCCGCGGCATCCGCAGGGGTGGAGGTTCTGGCAAAAAAGTTGACAGAGCTAAAAACATCGATCAGCGGTTCCACAACTGCCCTTTCCAAAGTTGCAGCGGGAATTTCGCAAATCAAGAACGCCGTGAACAACATGAATACCGGCGATTTTGCGAACAAGATGAACCGCATTAGCAGTTCTCTGAGCAATCTGAAAGCCCAGACGGACAGCCTGAAAATTTCCTCGTCCATCGGGAACCAGCTGTCGGCCATCAATCAGGCCATTACCAATCTGTCGGACACCCCCGGAGAAAAACTGCGGAATCTGGCATCCGGATTGCAGCCCCTATCCAAGCTTGGCCGGTCTAATATGACTTCCTTCATAAACCAGCTGAAAAAGCTGCCAGAGGTCATCCAGGAGCTTGAGAAAGCGGATATTGATAAGTTCACCAAGCAAATGAAAGACTTGGCAGAAGCCATGAAGCCGTTTGCAGATGAAATGAACAAGGTATCCTCCGGCTTCTCTGCGTTCCCCAGCCGTATCCAGCGGCTTATTACCTCCACGGAGCAGTACAACGGAACGGTCAGGAGGGCAACCACAAGCACAAATGCGTGGAACAGTGCGCTCAAAGCAATCAGCTTTGTGGCCATATACCGGGCGGCGGCAAAGCTCCTGGGTATCGCAATTACAAAATCTTCCCAGTATACGGAGGATTTGAATCTGTTCACCGTTTCAATGGGGGAGTACGCCGAGGAAGCCTATAACTACGCACAGAAGGTTTCTGAGGTAATGGGCATTGACCCCGCTGAATGGATGCGGAATCAGGGCGTGTTTAACACAATTATCTCTGGTTTCGGCGTTGCCGGTGACAAAGCGGCGTTCATGTCCAAGAACCTTACCCAGCTTGGCTATGACCTTGCATCTTTCTACAACCTGGATTTTGCATCTGCCATGCAGAAAGTGCAGTCTGGTATCGCTGGCGAATTGGAACCCATGCGCCGCCTTGGCTACGACCTATCCGTTGCCCGGTTGGAGCAGGAGCGGTTGAATCTTGGCATCGACAAGAGCGTTTCCTCCATGACACAGGCTGAAAAGTCCCAGCTCCGCTACTATGCCATGATGACCCAGGTAACACAGGTGCAGGGTGATATGGCACGAACGCTGGAACAGCCCGCAAATATGCTGCGTGTGCTGAAAGCCCAGTTTGAACAGTGCGCTAGAGCAATCGGTAATCTGTTCATCCCTATTCTGGTGAAAGTTCTCCCCTTTGCTATCGCTGTTGCGAATGCTCTCAGAGAAATCATTACTGCTATCGCCGCTCTGTTTGGCGTGACATTGCAAGCCCCTGACTGGGGAGATTCTTTTGGCGGTGCAACCGCAGGAAGCGGAGCGATTGCGGACAACATGGACAGTGCCGCCGGGTCTGCCAAGGAACTGAAACGCTACCTTGCCGGGTTTGACGAACTGAATGTTCTCCCCGACCAGAGCAATGGCGGAGGTGGAGGCGGTGCAGGAGGCGGCGGTGGAGACCTTGGCTTAGACTTGCCGGGGTATGATTTCCTGAAAAATGCAGTAACCACGCAGATTGACGAGTGGAAGAAGAAGCTGGAACCGCTTGTTTCCTTTGTTAAGGACAATCTGAAAGAGATTCTGGGGCTTATTGCCACAATCGGAATTGCGCTACTTGCATGGAAGTTGTCAAACGATTTCCTGAACGGAATTATGGCACTCAAAACGCTTGGGCAAAACGGTCTTTCCATTCCGCTTACATTTGCGGCTGGTGCTATCTTGACGGTGGCCGGGTTCAAAATAGAGTTCGAAGCTATCAAAAATGCAATCGAAAAAGGGCTGAATGCTTTCAACTTCGGGGAGATTGTTCTCAGCGGATTGGCGGCAACGGCAGGAACTGGGATTATAGGAAAAGGAATTGGTCTTGTGATCGGAAAGTGGTTCAAGAACACAGCCGTAGCAAAAGCAATTACCGCTGGCGGCGGCGCAATCAGCACAGGGCTGATTGGTGCGGCTATCGGTGGAATTGTTGCGGGAATCCCAATGTTCGTTACCGGAGTATACGACGCAATCATGAATGGGCTGAATACTTTGAATGGATTGCTGATTCCGGCGGGGTCTGCGCTTGCAGGAGCAGGAGCCGGTGCGATTATCGGAACAGTCGTAGGCTCTGTTGGCGGTCCGATAGGTGCGGCAATCGGAGCAGTTGCCGGAATTGTAATAGGTGGGCTGACGGACCTCGGCATTCTAATTTACCAGAAATGGGATGAAATTAGTACTTGGTTTTCGGAAACTTTTTCCTCTATAGGGGAATTACTATCCGGGGTATGGGGCTCTATCACAGAAACATGGGGGAGCGTTTCTGCATGGTTTAATACAAATGTTGTTAAGCCTGTTGAGAAATTCTTCTCTGGCTTATGGGAAGACGTTTCAAGCACTGCTGGCAAGTGTTGGGAATCAATTTCTGGTGCTTTCGGAAATGTGGCGGAATGGTTCGATGTGAGCATAATTCAGCCAGTATCTGGCTTTCTCTCAGAGCTGTTGATGAATGTTTCAACTTGGGCTGGTGGAGCGTGGCAAAAAATTACAGATTTCTTTTCCCCCGCTGTTACATGGTTCTCTGATCTCTGGGAGAGCGTAAGTCAGACATTTGAGGACGTTTTCTACAACATCGGAGTGATTGCAAACGGAACATGGGAAACCATAAAAATTGTTTGGGGGATTGCTTCCGAATGGGTGGACACAAACGTTATTCAGCCAGTAGCAGGATTCTTTAGCGAGTTGTGGACGAATATATCCGAGTGGGCGGTTAGCGCATGGGAAAGCATCACAAACGCGTGGGGAGAATTTACACAATGGGTCGAAACAGACATTATTGTCCCTGTTGGAGAGTTCTTTTCCAATTTGTGGTCAGATATTCGAGTATGGGCAAGTGATGCGTGGATTGGGATAAAAAACACCTTCTACGAAGTGGGGAACTGGTTCGATACAAACGTTATCCAGCCGCTTTCTAGCCTGTTTTCTTCCCTTTGGGACGGAATAACGAAGTGGGCTTCCGACACATGGACGAAGATTTGCGATGGCTTCTTGACTGCATACAACTACATTAACACCCATTTCTTAACGCCTTTGAGAACAGCTGTGGCGACGGTATTTGACGGGCTGGTTGGCGCAGTAAAAGCAGCACTGAATGGCGTAATATCTGCATTAAATTCCGCATTGCGCTGGATATTCGGCGGAATCAACAGCATTTTACGCGACCTAAAGAATTTCAGCATTGCCGGATACTCGCCATTTGCGGGGTTGAGAACAATTAGCGTTCCTCAAATTCCGATGCTTGCCAACGGCGGTTTCGTAGACCAAGGTCAGCTCTTTATCGCCCGTGAAGCCGGTGCAGAAATGGTTGGCTCCATTGGCAGACGGACAGCAGTTGCCAACAATGACCAGATCGTTGAGGGAATCACCTATGGTGTTCGAGAAGCCAATGACGATGTTGTTACAGCAATTTATGCTGTTGCCCAGCAAGTCATTTCCGAAATGCGGAACCAGGGCGGTGGCAACGGAAGCGGTGGAGACTATGACTTTGACCGAGCCGTGTATGAGGCGAACCGCAGAAATGCAAGAGTTTACGGCTAAGAAGGAAGGAGATAGAACGGCATGAAGATGATGCTCAAAATAAATGGCGTGGACTTCATGCCGTTTATCGCCAAACAGGGCGTAAAGTGGCAGAGAAATGACATTGATGCGCCCAATTCCGGGCGAACTATGGACGGCATGATGCAGCGTGGCAGAGTAGCTACCAAGATTCGCCTGGACATCACTTGCCGCCCTCTGACGGCAGAGGAAGCCCGCCTGGTGCTGAATACCATCTTGCCGGAGTATGTGTCTGTGGACTACTACGACCCCATGAGCGGAGAGCGGTACGGCGTGACCATGTACTCCAACAACAACCCGGCATCGTTCCTGATTGAAAAACCGGAAGATGACTGGTGGAGCGGGATCACCTTCCCTTTGATTGAGAGGTGACGGCGGCTTATGCAAGAAACATCGGCACTTTACAAGAAAATCATCCAGGGCGAACACTGGTTTGAAACCTCCGTGACCATCGGTGAATCTGGAAGACTGACGGACGAGCGAGGGGATGTTATCACCTTTGGCGGCGATTCTATTCTGGTAGACACCGGCGGCCCGGAATCCGGTTTCCGTGAGGACAGGCTTTTCAATGTGAATACCAAGTCCCCATTCTTCAAGGATTCTACACCCTGCGTTGGCACGGCGGTCTCCGGGACGGCAAAGATCAAGATGATTGCGCCGTTCAACATCCCAAAGAAAGCCAGAATCTGCATCTATTCCAGGGCTGTGAACGTCACCGACAAATCGGAATGGGTGCAGCAAGGCGTTTACTTTATAGACACTAGAAAACAAGTCCATGACGAGCGTGGGTTTGATGTGCTGTCCTTGGAAGCCTTTGACGCAATGATGCTTTCAGAAGTAACCTATCCTAGCGATAATCAGCACAATTACCCGCTTTTGGACAAGGAAATTGTTCAATTTATTGCGGATAACATGAAAATCAGCGCAGACGGTAGTGGCGTTCGTGTAGACCCCAGAACTTGGGAAATTATGACCGCTGGCTATAAGTTCCCCCTCCCCGTTGGGTACTCCATGCGAGAAGTCCTGTGCATGATAGCCGCCGCTTACGCCGGGAACTTCATTATCTCCCCTACAGGAGATTTGCGGCTGGTAAGTATGTTTGATATGCCGCCAGAGACCCGGCATCTCATCACCGAGGACGGCTATAAAATCACATTCGGTGGACTGTACATTCTGATTTAGGAGGTGGTGCGTACATGGCCGAAAGTTTTAACCTGTTGCGGCGAGTAAAAAGCCTTGATACCGCCCCCGAAACGGACGGTTACAGCGGTGTTGCGATATTCGCAGGGCAGGACGAAGCAGGAAACAACATTGAATACTTTGCCGGAGACCGTTCTGGCAAGGTGCTTGAAATCACAAACGAATGGGGTTCACAATCCCAGGCCGATGCGATTTACCGAAAAATCAGAGGTTTCCGCTACAAGCCCTACAAGGCCACAGGAACGACCATTGACCCCTCTGTTGAGATTGGCGATGCCGTCACCATTGCGGATACCTACGGCGGCGTATTCCTCCGAGCAACGGATTACCGGGATACCACCAGCGATTTGGAAGCCCCCTCCAACGAGGAAATCGAACATGAGTTCCAAATCCAGTCTCCCACGAACCGTCAGTACGAACGTTTCACTCGGTCTGTGCGGTCTAGCCTGACCATCACGGCAACGAAAATTGCCGCCGAGGTAGAAGCCAGAGAAGAAGCGGACAAAGCCATTCGGGCAACCCTGAGCGTTCAGGCGGATGCCATTGAAGCCAGAGTTACCAAAGAGGGTGGCAGCAGCAGCTCCTTCGGTTGGAAGCTACTCAACGACAGCTGGACAGTAAGCGGTAACGGTAAAAACATCTTTACCGTTGACCGTAACGGCGCAAAGGTTGAGGGCGAAATCCGGGCTACATCCGGGAAAATCGGCGGGTTTGACATCCAGAAAGATTATCTGTCCTACAATGGGCAAACCTGGGGTGGGACAAACAGCTGGGGCGGTTATTGGGGCATCAACGGAATCCAGATGGGCCGGAATTTCAAGGTGGATATGGCTGGAAATCTGGAAGCTGCCTCTGGACGATTTACCGGAGAGGTTTACGCTGGAAGTATCAACTACGGCGGTGATGCTGGCCATTTGTGGGGAGAAGCGATCTCCGAGGGCAGCGTTTCCGGGGGCTGGGGCGGACAGATTGCGGGCGGTTCCATCGGGACGTTTAACACATCCGGAGGCATCAATACCAGTTTGGGGTATGCTGACTTTGCAAACGGAGTGTTTAACGGATGGAACACCGCACCTGGCTTAGCAACCGAAGACAGAGGACTAGTAATTGGAGGGCATACAATAGCTGTGGCTTCTACAGCGTTTAGGGATGGGCTTGGTGGAACGGTATCTTTGAGGTATCTCACCTGGATTTGATAAGGAGAATGCAAATGGAAAAAATCACAACTGCCACAGGCAAAGAATTTGAATCAGACTACTTTAACCCCTGCCAACCAACCGGGCAGTGCAACCTTCGTGTGCTGAATGTGCAGATTCCCACGGTAGCGGCGGTGTTTTCCAATCCGTCCGAAACGGTACAATTGTGGTGCGGAAGCCAATACGCAGCGAACTACACACGCCTTGTTGCAATCGTGCCTGAATCCGGTGCAATCCGTGTGGTTCTTGGAAAGGAGTAAAAAAATGGACGAAATCATCAACCTGTTATCCCGTATCGGTGCAACCATGGAAACCATTTCTGTAGTCGGTATCGACAATCAAGACAAATTCGTGGGCTGCGCTACGGCCATTAAGACGGTGATTCGAAAGCTGGAACAGCTGCCCGCTGCGGAGAAAAAGGAAGAACCGGAAGGAGTTGACGTAAAGGATGGCTGATAAATCCATAGAGCAGCTGACCGCTGCTGAAAAGGTATATCTGAGCGACCTGTTTGTGTTGCAGCAGTCCGGCACGGCGAAGAAACTGACCGGGCAAGTCCTGAAAAACTGGCTGTTAGAGCTTGCCCAGGGTCACGGCGGTATTACCAGTATCGACCTGCAAAGCACCTCCGGGCTGAATAAGGTCTACCGCATTACCCTTGCGGATGACACCTATTTTGATATGACAGTTTCTGACGGCAAGGGCATCACCAGCGTCGCCAAGACTGGAACATCTGGGTTAGTAGACACCTACACCATGAAATTCAACGCCGGTTCGGACTTTGTTTTCACGGTGAAGAACGGCGAAAAAGGCGATAAAGGCGATGCCGACCGGCTCTATTTCAAGTTCGCAAGCCAGGAGCCTACGGATGCTTCCCACAGCATGGGCGATGTGCCGGACGCATGGCTAGGCTTTTATGCCGGGACTACACCGCCCTCCGGGTGGCAGGACTACACCTGGGTGCGGGTGCGTGGAGATAAGGGAGATAAGGGCGACCCGGCCACGCTCACCGGGCGCAGCGTCACCTATATGGTGTCCGATTCGGGCACAATCGTTCCCTCCGGCTCCTGGGTGGCAGATGTGCCGAATGTTCCCCAGGGAAAGTACCTATGGACAAAAACCGTGCTTACCTTCAACACCGGGAGCCCCGTTACCTCCTACTCCGTTTCCCGGTTTGGCATTGACGGCACCGGTGCTGTAAACACCGTAAACACCAAGTCCCCCGATTCCACGGGCAATGTGAAGCTCACCGCCGCCGACATTACCGCCGCCAACGGGCAGAGCATTGATGCCAATCTGGAGGCCAAGGAGGACAAAACGGCCACCGTTACCGTTACCCTTACCGCCGCCGGGTGGTCTGGGGGCTATCAAACGGTGGGGGCAGACGGCGTTGTCACAGAGGGGGACGTGCTGGTTTGCCCAACTCCTGAATCCATGGCGGCCTATCTCCGAGCGGGCATCTGGTGTGCGGCCCAGCAGACCGGAGCCCTGCGGTTTGGGTGCAGGGTCACGCCCACGGAGGCGATCCAGGTCAGCGTCAAGCCCTTCGGGGCGTAGGGGGTGGGAATATGCGCAGAGGCTCCACATCGGCTACCACCCTAACCGTGCCGGAGAGCTTGAACCTAACGGCGGCGAAGGCGGTTTATGTTACCTTTGCCCAGGGCTCCAAGCTGCTGACCAAAAAAAGCGGCGACCCGGGGCTGGAAATTGAGGCCCACACCCTCCGTGTGCGGATGACCCAGCAGGAGACCTTGGATTTTTCCGTGGGGCCGGTGGAAATTCAGCTCCGGTGGCTCATGCCGGACGGCACGGCGGACGGCACGGAGGTTGCCAAAGTCTACAACAAAGGCGTGCTGCTGCCGGAGGTGATCACATGATCAGGCTCACCATCGGGCAGGATGGGCTGGTGCCCCTGGCTATCTCCCCCACCGAGCCCCTGGAGCTCACGGTCTCCGAGGGCTGCGGCGGGCCGGGATACCCCCATTACAAGGGGCCCTACCAGGTAACCCCTTCCGTGGCCTCCACGGTGCTGGAGACCACCGACAAGGTGCTGGACGATGACGTGACCGTCCATCCCATCCCGTTTTTCCGGGTTTCCAATCCCGCCGGGGGAAATACCTGTTACATCGGCGGGAACAAAGAAATCGAAATATCATAAAAGGAGGAAAAACCATTGGCAAACAGTAAGATTATCTTTGGCGGCGAGGTGCTCATTGACCTGACCGCCGACACCGTAAAGCCGGAAAAGCTGCTGACGGGCATCACCGCCCACGGAGCGGACGGTGAACCGGTAGTCGGTACCTGTGACTTTGATGCCAACACCCAGGACGCTACCGCCGGGGCGGCGGAAATCCTGAAAGGCAAAACCGCCTACAACAAGGGTGCAAAAGTCACCGGCACCATGCCCAACAACGGGGCCGTGGCCGGGGAAATCACCACGGCGGACGGCGAGTACACCGTTCCCCAAGGCTATCACGACGGCTCCGGCAAGGTTGGCCTGGATGCCACGGAAAAGGCCAAGCTGATTCCGGCCAACATCCGGCAGGGCGTGACTGTCCTGGGCATCGTGGGCGCTATGTCCGGCACCGAGGGTGCCAAGCCCCAGGCCAAGAGCGTGGTGCCTAGCAAGGCCAAGCAGACGGTACTGCCGGACAAGGGCTTTAATTACCTCTCCCAGGTTGTGGTTGAGGCCATCCCCTATGCGGAGAGCGCCAACTCGGCGGGGGGCACTACCGTCACCATCGGCTGATAGGAGGTGGCCGGTATGGCCGTAAACGTAGTCAGCTACGCGGGCCGCACTCTGGTGGACCTGCGGGATGCCACGGCCACGGCCCCCGTCATCCAGACAGGGTACACAGCCTACGGGGCCGACGGAGCCTTGCTAACCGGCACCGGCCCGGAGATTTTGCGCCGGGAGGTTACGCTGACGGTTGCCGGCTGGGTGGACGGCCAGCAAACCGTGCCCGTCCCCGGTGTGACGGATGACAATATGGTCATCGTGGCCGTGGACCGCTGGGGGGTGGCCTGCGTCGCCCAGGAGGCGGGGGCGCTGACCTTTGCGTATAACATCCAGCCCCCGGTGGCCGTGGGGGCCAGCGTGGCAATTATCAACTATTTAACGTAGGAGGGATTTTATGGCAATTTTCAACACGGTCCCGCCCCTGAAGGCGGGGAGTGGAATCCAGTTTGACGGGGAGTCGATTAGTACTAGGGCGACACCAAGGAATCTGCTGGACAATAGCAATTTTTTGCAGCCTGTGAACCAGCGGTTGCAAACGACATATAAAGGGCCTGTCTATACGATAGATCGGTGGAGACTGTGGCAAGCCGCAGGTGCGGTAAATGTTACGGATTTAGGTATCGCCGTATCCGGAGACCGTCTTTTTTCCTATGTCGGATTAGGTCTAGTTGACGAGGATGGCTTGTATACGCTGGCGGCCAAAACATCAGACGGTGCGCTCGACGTAGTTGCAGGAGTCCCCCGAAGTGGTGTTGCCGGTGCAAAATGTCACATCGGATATGATGCTAATGCCGATAAAGCTTGGGTAGCTCTGGAGGGGGGGCATACGTACGTATGGGCAGCACTTTACGAAGGGGTCTATACCGCTGAAACATTGCCTGAGTATCAGCCAAAGGGATATTCTGCTGAATTGCAAGAGTGCATGCGATATTTTTCATGTATTCGCGCCTGGCGGGCAGTTCAAGGCGATATCGGCTGGGATGGTAGCACAGTCTTTTTCGCAAGAATCCCAACGATAATGCGCATTAATCCAACCGCGTCCAACATCAAAGGCACCCTATACGCAAATGGTTCCGCAATAAATATAGACGAGGTTCCCGCAGAGGCCATAAATTCTGGCGATGGGCTGCAGATCCGGATGACGACTAAGCACACAGAGGTTGCACGACATGCGGGTTTCCTCGAGTTAGGCAATGTCGGTATCAACTTTTCAGCTGACTTGTAAAGGGGATGATTAAATGTACGATTACATTGTGTACGTAAAACCGACCGACGCAGGCTATATCGCCGCCGTCAACTCATCGGAGTTTTTACCGGACACCACCGGCTGGGTGGAGATTGACCGAGGAGCTGGTGATAAGTACCACCATGCGCAGAACAACTATTTTGACCAGCCCATCCGCACCGAGAGCGGAGTCTATCGCTACAAGCTGGTAGACGGCAAGCCCGTCGAGTGCACCGCCGAGGAGATTGCCGCCCAGGAGAAGGCTAACAAGCCGGAGGCTGCACCCTCCACGGAGGACCGGCTCAAAGAACTGGAGAGCCAGAACCAGATGTTCATGGAGTGTCTGCTGGAAATGTCGGAGACAGTCTATGCGTAAGCTGCTGTTTTCATTATTATTTGAGAAAGGAGGAGAAGAAATGATGGCCATGTTGTGGGCACAGCAAATCATGCTGGGCAAGAAAACCTACGCACAGGTCCCCCGGCTGCTGAAAGCACAGGTTAAGGAAATCCTGATCGATTCCGGTTGCGAGGAGCTGGTGCAGGAGTAAGCCAAAGCGCCCTGCCCCCGAAAGGGGGCAGGGAAAATTGGAGGTGAAAAAATTTTGACGATTAAACAGGTACAATGCCTTTTGACCTACCTGGGCTACGACCCGGGGGCCATCGACGGTGTCAACGGCAAAAACACCATGGCCGCCGTCAAAAAGTTTCAGGCGCAGGAGGGGCTTGACCCGGACGGTGTTCCCGGCGGCAAGACCTGGGCTGCTCTCCTGGATGCCATCGCCCAGGGGCGGTTTTACGCCTCACAGGAGCCCATGAGCAAGCCCGCTGCCGGTGGTGGCGAGGCGGAAAAGTATCTTCAGGCGGACGGTTGCTACCATATCCCCCGGGGGGTGGATTTTCGGCTTAGCAAAAACCTTTGGGCGCATGAAGTAGTGTGCCAGGGTGTTGGATGTTGCCAAGAATCCATTATCAGCAAGCGGATGGTGGATACATACCAGGACATCCGGGACGAATACGGAGACGCTATCGAGATTGCAACGGCTGGCGGCTCTGGGTATCGATGTGATACACACAACCGTGAAGTTGGCGGTGCAGATGGAAGCCTACATAAACTGGGCTGTGCTTTTGACATGCATTGCCGGGACAAGACCAAGCTGCTTGGCATTGTAGAGCGCAAAATTACAGACGGCGAAATCGGGGTGTACTCCACGTTCATACACGGCGGTGTGTGGGATCGAGGATATGTCAACAAGTTTTATAAGTAACAGGAGGAAAACCATTTGAGCGAATGGATTAAAACCGCTATCACCATTCTGCTGGCGTTCGTGGGTTCGGCGGGCTTCTGGGGATTTTTGGAGGCCCGCCGGAAGAAAAACGATGCGAACACACGACTGCTGGTGGGAATGGCCCACGACCGTATCGTTTACCTGGGGATGAAGTACATCGAACGTGGATACATCACCAGGGACGAGTATGAAAACTTAAACGACTACTTGTACGAACCATACGCCGCCGCTGGCGGGAACGGCTCTGCAAAAAGAGTTATGGAAGAAGTACGCAAAATACCATTGCATAATTAAGGAGGAAAACAAAATGCTGATGGAAAACAAGGTGTATGATGTTCTGAAATGGATCGCCCTGATCCTGCTGCCCGCCCTGGCTACGTTTTACGCTGCCATTGCGGCGGTGTGGGGCCTGCCCTACACCGAGCAGGTGGTGGGAACTATCACGGCAGTGGATACCCTGCTGGGTACGCTGCTGAAAATTTCCAGCGACAACTACAAAAAGCAGGAGGCGTGATGCCATAAATGGATAAATCCCGGATAAACCGGGTGGTAGTAAAGGAATTCGATAGGCTGGCGTATCTCACGCCGCTGGAAATGGATATTCTAACCACCCGTGCCGCCGGGAAAAGCCAAATTTGGCAATCGCAAAATCTCCATGTGTCCCAAGCCACGATAACCAGGGTTGTCCGAAGATTGCAGAAGAAATACGATGCAGTCAAGGGGTACAGTGCCACACTCCCGGATGACCTAGTTATTTGACCACAAATTGACGATTTTCTGACGAAAACCAGGCGAAACGATGATGATTCGTTCGCCTGGTTTTCTGTTATTATACAAATAGAAGGTGGCCACCTCTAAATATTTTTTAAGGAGGAAATGTTATGGCTCTGAATTTTACTGCTGCTGACCGTGTGGGCGGTATCGGCGGCTACATCGGCGGTATTGCTACCCTGCTGAACATGGCTGGCGGTTTCAATGCTGTGAATGGCTGCTCCGAGGGCGACCACGTTGTCAACCGCTACGAGGCCGGACAGTCCGCTGAGATTGCGGCACTCAAGGCCGACATCAAGCTGCGGGATGCCAACACCTACACCGATCAGAAGATTCTGGACATGTACCAGTATCTTGACGGTCGTCTGCGTGGCGTTGAAGGGCAGATTTCCGCTCAGGCGGTTGTCAACGCCCAGATCACCGCAAACATCAGCTGTATGCAGAATGCGCTGAACACCCTTTCTGGGCTGACCAAGACCGTGATTCCCATTGGGAATGTGTGCCCTGAACCCATGCCCGCAAAGAACAGCTGGACGGCTCCCACTGCTGCCGCTGCTGGTTAAACCAAGGGGCGGCAATTGCCGCCCCTACAATAATTGGAGGTAACTATGGTTTCAAAAGAACGTTTTGTGACTGGCGTTCTTCAATACATTGAGCGAGAAGTGCTTCCGCACATCCCTGAAATGAAAGCAATGGCTGTTGCCGGGGTTGTATCTCTGTACGCCAAAAGAACCCCGCAGCTTTTCGAGAAGATGGAAGCCATGCCTATTATCAAACTGTCAGGCGTTTTTGACGATGGGAAAATCGATGAGGACGCACTTTACAACGCTTTCGCTCCACAGGTTCGGAAACCGTTGGAATTTGATATTCCGTTTGTCGGAAAGTTGTCCTTTGACCGGGCCGAGATCGACAAGCTTCTAAACTATATCAAGGAGGCATAGCCCATGAAAATCATTGACGAACTGCAAAAGCAGATTGAGGAAGAAATCGAGGATGCTACCAAGTACGCCAAGAAAGCCGTTGAGTACAAGAGCCTCTACCCCGAAACCGCCGAGCTGTACTTCAAGCTTTCTGGCGAGGAGCAGGGCCACTTCACAGCTCTACATAAAGAAGTTGTTCGGCTAATTGAAAAATACCGCCGGGAGAAAGGCGAACCGCCCGCCGAGATGATGGCGATTTACAATTATCTCCACCAGCGTGAGATTGAGAAAGCAGAAAAGGTTGGCGTTCTCCAAGCCATGTATAAACGGTAAAAAATAACACGCCCTGCCAATTAAGGCAAGGCGTGTATTTTGGTTTGGACAAATACCATTCCAACCACTGCTATGGTGTTCGGATATGTGTCCAATGGTGACCCGTACGGGAATCGAACCCATGTTACCGCCGTGAAAGGGCGGTGTCTTAACCGCTTGACCAACGGGCCTGGTAGCGGCAATCTGA